AGATAAATTAGAATCTCTACGAAAATAAGTGTAATTAAAATAGTTTAGCTATGCCAGATGATAAAAAAGATGTGGTTAAAAAAAAACCATTAAACAAAAAAAAAGCTATTAGAGAAATGAGGGAAACGGCACGAGTGAATCCAGATGGATCTACATCTACTCATTTACTAGGATGGACTGGTGATCCGACTAAAAAGAGAGGTGATTATGGCGTGTTTCCAAGAATAACTCCAAAGGCAGGAAAAGAGTTTTCAAATAAATTTGAAGATTGGAGATCCCAAACCCCAGATGAAGCAAGGGAAAAAAATGAGTTTATACAATTAAAAAGTAAACGAAGGGCTGAAAAACTAGCAGCAGGAGCTTGGAAAAAAGGAGAGGAAAGAAAAAAACGTCAACAAGGTAGAGTTGAAAGATTAACCGAAAAAAGAAAAGCCGAAGCCAAAAAGGCAGGTGTTGACTTAGATAAACCTATAGATATTGGCCCATTAGGAACTGAAAGAAAAGCAAGGATAGATAAAGCCATGCAAGAAGGTGTGCAAGAAGATCTTCGCGCAGGATTAAAAAAAATACAATCTGTACGCCAAGCTCCTAAAGTTGATGTTGCAGAAAAGCCAGTTATTGACCTTGACATAAAAGATGTTCGTAAAGAGAGAAGGGCAAAGATTGCTAATATAATGAGTGCGTTCGGACAAGGATTAGCTGGAGAAGCTGTAGATCCATTTAAGTATACTCGACCTCTAAAAGAAGAAAGATTGGCGCAATACGAACAGTATAAAAGTACTTCGCAGGCAGCTAAACAAAGATTAGATGAATGGGAAACAGGCTATATTGATGAACAATTAGAATATCTTAAATCGAAATTAAAAGATCCTGCAACTACTGAACTTCAAAAAATCCAACTTGAGAAAGCTATAGTTGGACTTGAGCGAGAAGAGGTTAACCTTGGTATAACTAAAGAAAAGTACAAACAACTTAAAGCTAAAAAGGAAGAAGTACCTAAAGAACCAACAGCCAGGCTAGTAAGTGATATTGGTGAAGACTTAAGAACAACCAGGGATATATCTATAGCCGAATCAAAGCAGTTAGAAAAACAAAACAAACTTAAAGAAGCAACAAGTTTAATTGATATTGAATTATCTCAGGCTAAACTTGACCTAGCTGACATGGGAGAAGAAGGGACAAGAGGAATAGAGTTTATCGATAAGCGTAAACGAGATAATCTTGTAGCCAAAATACAATCACTAGAAATTCAAAGACAAGAGATTATTGATGGATTTGAAGATGTAGAAACTACTCCATCAACACCAAGTACAGAAGACGATATTTGGAAAAATTAACCAGTAAGTCCTTATAAAAAGGCAAATTATTATGGCAAAAAAAAAATTAACCCTAACCGAACAGGTAGAACAAGACAACCTAGCAAAAAAATCTCCATTTAACCAAGAAGGTGCAAAATCCTTTGTTAAAGATGCAATGGGTAAAATGGGGTTAGATCCCTCCGAAGAGAAAGCCAATAAAATTATACAAGACTACAATTACGATTACGACAAGATTATTGATTATGCAGGTAATAAAACCGGTATAAAAGATATGGATAAATTCCGTGAGGCAGTCTATACCAAATACAATTTTTCCAAACCTAGTGACACTGAATTAGCAGAAATGCAGTTTGTAAAGGTTCCTGTTACTGCTGACCCGGAAGGTGGTTATGAAAAATACACAGCATTGGAAGATGAATTAAGTGTTACAAATGCCTTTATACAAAATATTCAAGCTGAACAACCAGTACCTGAAACTGAAGAGGCGCCTGAGTTAAGCGAGAGGGAAAAGTTATTAGAATCTCAACTTGAATCAGTACAAGCCGATGTAACTAAAGTAGCTATACCTGAAAAACAATTAAGACCTACTGATCCAAGAGTATTAGACCTACAAAGTAAGGCAAAGCAAATTGAAGCTGCTTTACGTGAGCAGTCTGATTTCAATATAAAGTCATTAGGTTCTGCTACAGAACAACACGAAGCTGTTAAGAAGGAATATGAAACCTATGATTCTTTACTAGGCGATGCTGTAAAAACTAGATACGAACAGGCCAGTAAATTATATACCCCATACGGAACTGGTGTAACATATCGAGAAGAGGATGACGAAAGAGTCAAAGATTTACGCAACCTAAAAGAGATTTACCGAGATATGGGTAAGCTTATGGGCGCACCTAAAGGTGAAGGTTGGGAGAAGCAAGCCAAAGCTCTTATGTATGGCTTTGGGAACAACTTCTTTACTAAAGATTTTGCAACACTTGGGATAAACGAGATGTCCAGGTTGTTTAATGTTAAAAGTGCTTTTGATACCAAGCAAAAACTATTGGATGAAGGTAAAACTGAAGAAGAAATTTCTCAATCAATGCCTTCCGAAGAACTAGCTTTACTCGATTCTTATCAAATGCTTCTTGAGATTCAAGCAGGTGCCGATCCAAATCAATTATACTATTGGGGTGAAGGTTTAAAGGATATGATACCTTTTATCGTTCAATTCGCTGCAACAAGTGGCGTTGGAGCAGGAGCTAAAAAAGCCGTGACTGAGTATGTTAAAGCTAAAACAAAAAGTGGGGTTGCCGGAAAAATTGCCGGGTCATTAACAAAGTCTATGATGCAAGCAGGTGCAATGGTTCCTGCTAATGTTCTTGGTTATGCTGAACGAGTTGCCCCTACAACAAATGAAAAAGGAGAACTTGTAGAAGGAATGAACCCACTAAAAGCAGCGGTTATTGCTTATGTTAATACTGTTGCTGAAGTAGTGGGTGAAGATGTTGGTACTTATCTTAACAAGACAGCTAATAAAGCTGCCAAGGTGAGTTACCGTAGAATGATAGGTAGTAATCCTAATAAAGCACAAAAGTTCCTTGGGAAAATGGCATTGGCACTTACAGCCGATACAAATATTCCAATGATACAAGGTGTAGTATTTGAAGGTTTAGGTGAAGAGGTTACAGGCCTTTTACAGGCCGTAATCAACCAAGATGATAGTTTCTTTACCTCAGATGTACAGAAGCAAATATGGGGTATGTCCTTAATTGCTAGTGGTTCTTTTATGTCTACTTCTGTACCGGGCAGATTAAGAGCAAGAAGTAATTACAATCAATCCAAGAAATTAATCGATGATATCCCAAATGCTGAATACGCGACCTCAGTAGAACAGTTATCTCAAAACTATGATAACGTTGAAGATTTAGCTGATGCTTTAGGGCAAGTAAATGAACAGTTTGGAAATGATATAACACCGGAAGATAAAGCTAAGGCCCGTATTTTTATATCAAATGCCATAGTATATAATCAAATGAATACTACAAGAGCTATCAAAGTTGAAGAACAAATAGCGCAGTCTGTTGGCCAGGATGGGAATGTTACTCTCGTTCAACATGAAGGACAACCTCATAGTGTTCGTAACCCTCAAGATTTAGGTCAAGATGGTAAGGTTATATTCCTGAAAGATAAAGAAGGTACTGTTAAGCCGGTTATATCATCTAAACTAACTGATTGGGATAGTAAGACTAATGAAGAGATAGTTGATGAGGCAATGAAAGCGGAAGACGAACAGGATGTTGCTTTTGAAGCAGAACAACAAGCACAAGAAGAAACATTGAATAGTGCTTCCGAAAGAGGTTTAGTTGAGGGTAAAACTGTAATTACCCCACAAGGTAAACAAACACTTATATCCGTTAACCTTGATGGTACAAGTACAGTTGAAAACACCAAAGGAGAGCAATTAACTGTCAATACAGATGAGATTGAAGCTTACAAGACCACAGAACAAAAAACTACTGAAAAAGAAACTGAAAAAGAAACTGAGAAAGCCGAACAAGAGGGTGAAAAAGTTGTTTCCGATGAACCACTATTTGAAGGTTCCGATACTAGGGTTATTGATTATGCCAATGGCACTAGCACAATTATTACCCCCGAAGGTGAGCAAACTTTTGAGACTACAGAAGATAGGGATGCAGCAATTGAAGCATTAGCCTCAGCAGAACTTGAAGCAGTCGAAGCTACCGAAGGCACTATTGATGATCTTCCTCCAGAACAACGTTTCTCCCAGCTACGAGAGCAAAATGAGAATATTGCTAATCAGATGTTAACTGATGATATTGCCGAGACAAGATCTCAAGCAGAAGAGTTACGTAAACTTGAAACAGTAAGTAAGCAAGAACGTTTTGATAACCTAGATAAATCCGAGCAGCTTGAAGCAGAAGCCCAAAGATTAGAAGAAATACTTAAAGATCCTTCTCTATTAAAGGTTGAAGAAAAAGTTGCTCCGGAAGAGGTTATTGAAGAACCTGTGCAGATAGAACGCACACCTGATCTTATACATGCAGAATTCCAACAAGAGCAAGAAAATGCACCATACAATCAATTATTACCTTGGCAACAAGAGTTATTAAACAGAAAAGTTAATAGAGATAGCTTTACAAGATTTGGTGATAGAAACATGATAACGCAAGGTTTGTCTCGTTCATGGTTTGCTCCAAAAGAACAAGCAACCAATTCTGCTAATATTGATATCATTGCTCAGGAATTATCTGAAATGGGTGTGGAAGTTACACCAGATGATATTGTTAATTTTATTACCGAAAATCCTACAGCTTCAGTAAGAAAAACTACTGATGCAATGAATGAATTGCAGGGGGAATACAAAGAGTTAACCGATCAACCTATTCATAAACATAAAACACCAACAACAGTAACCGAGGAACAATTAGCTAAGGTGCCATTCAGAGCAGCACCGGAAGTAGTTGGAATAACTGATAAAGCCAGAGAGGATTTAATTTCTAAGACAAGAATTGCTCCAACACTTCAAAAACTTCAAGAAACATTCGGTATACCTGTTCAGATCATTAATTCTAAAGAAGTACCGGATTACGTTAAAAGATCTGCTAAAAAGAAAGGCATCTTACCAGCAGGATATTATGATGATGTAACCAAACAGGCTTATATTATTTCGGATATTGCCAAAACAGTAGGTATTGCAGAGATTAAGAAAACTTACATGCATGAAGCTGTTCTTCATAATGGATTAGAGGTTTTATTCAATACAGGACCGGTAAAAATATTAGGGAAAACTTTTAAGAATAAAAATGCACTTCTGGATGAGGTTTATTCCCGCATGGATGAAGATACAATTACTGATAGGGCTAAAACTTACGCCAAGGGTATTTCTTTAGACCAACTAACCGATTCACAAAAACGTGAACTTGCTGAAGAAGCAATGGCTACCCTAAATGAAACTGAGTCTCCAAGACTTCAGGTATTCATGGATAAGATTTATAATTTCTTTAGAAAGTTAACAGGATTTGGATTCACTTCTAAACAGTTTACCAAGGCTGAATTCAGACAATTACTACGCGATCACAGAGACTTAATCATTAAACAGAAACAAGATGCCGAAATCATACGAGAAAATGAGGGACGAATTCCTGAAACAAGGGATGTCAAGGAAGCAGTCGATGAGAAAGGCCGCGAGGATATTCAACAGCAAGAGGAAGCCGTGGCAGAGGCCGGTGAAGCGGAGCGAGTAAAGTTTAAGACTGATGAAGGTGAATTGATTAGTCAGGAAGAAATGGTTCAAAGTGAAAACTTTAAGCAATGGTCAAATAACGCACCTTTTATTTCTTCAAAAGAATCTAGTGGCTTCGACTTTAAAACCGGTAGTCCTGTGGTTGTTGAGGCTTACCATGGAGGTTATGCTCCTATCAATAAATTTGATGAGAATTACGGAGGTGATACAACCGCAGATAACGAATTTGGGGCATTTTATTTTTCTAATGAACGTGATGTTGCAGATGATTATAGCAGAGAATCCATTAAAAGGCGTTTTCAAGACTATCCAGAAGGACTAATTGATGAAGGTTTAGCAACAGAAGAGGAAGTTGAGCAACATGAATCTGAAGGTGATGTTTATAATTGGGTAGAAGAATTAGCCAGCGAAAATTTAAATATTGTTGAAGGTTTTGTTCGCTTTGATAATCCATATGTTGTAGATGCAAAACACCAAGGATTACGTGAACTTGAAACAGAATTTAATATCCAAGAAATGTTAGGGTTTATTACCAAAAAAGGTGAAGGTATGCCTGACTTATTATTTGAAGATATAGAGTGGGATGAAGATACGGTTGAAGAAAACAAGGAAGAAATAGAAGTAAGAGCTAGGGAAGAGTACGGATTAGAAGAGGGTGATGAGGTTGAAGATTATATGATATCCGAAGCTACTGATTATGTATTGGAAGAAGCTGGTTATGAAAAAGAATTCCCTGAGTATGATGGTTTAATCATTACTAATGTAATCGATGATATTGGTGAGGGTTCACAAGACTATCAAAACCTTTATATTGCTATTGATCCTAATCAAATTAAATCTCAGGATAATAGAGGTACGTTTGATAGATATAATCCAGACATCCGCTTCCGTCAAACCGAAATAGACAATGTAATTGAAACCTCCGAAGGTTTATTTGAGTTAAACGAAGATCAAGTCAACCAAAGAAATGAAATGGTTGCCAAATACGGAAAAAAAAGGGCTGATGAACTCATAATTGATTTTATTGATGCAAACGACCTTAAAAAGTATAACAAGGTTTTATTCCGAGTAGCCGAAACCCAAGAAGAGCTTGATGACTTTGTTAAGGATAGCAAGGTTAAAGAAACTGTATATCATGGGACGGCTGAAATGTTTGATGAATTTGACCCTGATAAAACCATGGACGGTATGTTTTGGTTTACATCAAATATTGATGATATAAAATCTGGTGTGTCAGGTGCTGTAAGTAGTAAAGTCATAATGCCTGTCAAGCTTAATATCAATAATCCGGCAGGTTGGGAACAATACGACAAGTTAATGATCCAACAAATAATTGAACAAGGTTATGATGGAATTATACTTGATGATTATTACGTAGCCTTCTCTCCCGACCAAATACTAATAGAGCCTAAAGAGGATGTTAAGTTTAAAGTAGAAGAAGAACGTGAGAAAGTAGAAACAAACCCATCCGAAGAACAAAAGGAAGCCGGGAACTACAAAATGGGACATATAACCTTTGACGGTTTCGATGTCACCATTGAGAATCCACGCGGATCCATCCGTTCAGGTGAAAACCAAGAAGGTGAGAAATGGAGTAATGTTATGCCGGCCGACTACGGTTACTTTAAAGGAACCATTGGTAAGGATAAAGACCACATCGATACTTTCATGGGTGAAAACCTTGAATCTGATAAGGTTTATGTTGTTGACCAAGTAAACGAAGATGGCTCATTTGACGAGCACAAAGTTATGATGGGGTATAATTCCCTTTCAGAAGCTAGAAACGCTTACATGGAAGCTTATGATGTAGATTGGCAAGGTTTAGGAACTATTACCAGAACTACCAAGGATGGATTGAAAGAATGGTTTAAAGGTAATACTAAGAAGCCTTTTGCTCCTGAGTCTGATGTTAAATTCCAAGTAACATCCAAAGACCCAAAGATTCAAGCAATGCTTAATAAACTTCAAGCTGTTCAGGATTTAAGTAAAACTGCAGCTAAGATCAAGGGACTGGAAGAAGAACAACTTCAAGCCATTGGCCCACAACGTAAGTTTCTTCAAGATAAATTAGAGCTTTACAAAGAAGCTGTTGAAGGTGGTAAAGCTGAAGCCAAAGAACTCATCAAAGAAGTTCAGACAGCTATTACCGATTATGCTAAGAAAGCACTTCCATTAACGGTAGCAGGAGCCCGTGAAATAGGCCCAATACTAACACTAATAAAGAACACTCAGACTCCGGAAGATGTAGAAGCTGCTTTTAATCGTATTGATGAACTTGCAGGAGTAACTACAGAGAAACAGCAAAGGAGAAAGTATGTTGCCAAGGTAAACCGATTGCTTAAATGGATGACAGGATTGAAGAAATTAGGCACTAAACGAGTTGGTAAATTCAATTATGAAGATACCAAAGCATTCCTAGAGCTTAAAGATGTTGACAATAAGTTAAGAGAATTAACTAAACAATTAAACGCTAATGCTTTTTCTGCAAAAGAAAAGCAAGAAGCTATTTCCTCAATGACTGAAGAAGAGTTTGTTTCTTGGGAAACTAAAAAAAGAGATGAGTTAGTCATTAAAAAACAAAAGGCTAACACTAAGCTGGATCAAGAATGGGACAAACTCAATGATAAGCCTGATAAAACTTCATTGGATGAGGCGATAATGAAACTTATTGAATTAAGAAGATTAGGTTCCAAAGCAAGTCCGGCATTAGCCAAGGCGGTTGCCGAAGAACTTGAAGCGATATATTCACAGGCCAAGGAAGCAAAAACCGAAGCTGATGTTGAAAAAGCAATATCCCGGAAAGCTGATAAAGAGTTTATGAAGAACTTCGTTCGTGGTCACAACCTTAAGAATAAGCCAATCCATAAACGTGCAATGGCGGCACTTAATAACTTTGTTTCTAACTCAGTTGGTAATTGGGAAACATTAATGACTGTACTTGCAGGATATAAAGGAAGAGATGAGTTTTCTTTAATCATCAACCAAGTTAATCAGGAAATGGGTATTCAAGATTCATTCGATAAAGCATTAAACTCAGCTCAGAAAGCGTATGGTTTTAAAACGAAGAACCAAATGCTAAAACATATCCAAGAACTAAATAAAGAGAAGTATAAACTTCGCCAGCCCAATAGAAAAGGAGAAGAAGGAGAAGGTGATCCAAAGGATATGTCTACTTTCCAATTAATAGATATATATAATGCTATTAAAAACAAGAAGTGGGCTAATGATTACTTTATGGCCTACGGAGATATTACATTAGCTAAAGATGGAAGTAGAGACGAAAATAAACAAAGAGAAGATGGAGAAAAGACTATTAATGAATTACTAAACAACCTCGAGGATGCTGATAGGGTATTTGCTGACGTTATGATGGAAGGAACGCAAGCTTATAAAGAATCCACTAATGACGTATTCATTAAGATGTTTAATCGTGATATGCCTTTCAGAGAAAGCTATTGGCCTTCAACAGCAGAGTTCGAATCTGACACTGATGTAATGGATGTGTTCTTTGAAAATGGAACAATGCCTTCATTTACAAAAGAAACGGCTGCGCACAGAACACCTAGGCCAGTAAGTGCATTTGATAAATTCAATAAACATGTTAAACAAAGCGAATGGTATAAAAACATGGCGTTACCATTAGATAGGATTAATAAAGTATTCAAAGATAAAAATGTTGAAACACTCATAACCCAGGCTAGAGGCGAACGATTCTTTCGGACAATAAAGAGTCAGTTTAAAAAACTTGGATTAGGAGCATCAACAAATGACTTAACTGATGTAGAAAGAATAGGTGGAAAGATTCTTGGTAATTGGGTAGCTGCAAAGATTGGCTTTACTCCATCCGTTCCTTTAAAACAGTTAACATCAATGATTAACTACGCTGAAAATATGCCTGTTGGTAGTTGGGGAACTGGATTTGTTAAAGGTTTAGCTACTCCCAAAGCAACATTTGACTGGATGTGGGAGAATGTGCCTTATCTTAAAACTAGATTTAAAGGTGGCTATTCAGAAGCTCTTCAGTTTGCAATGGGAGCAGCCTCGAATGTTCCTAAAGCAAGTAACGCACAGCAAGCAATTAAGAATATAGCAACAAGCGGAACCAGGTTTGGTGATATAGCCGCGATCGTTTATGGTGGTAAGCCATATATCGATTATTTGATGAAAAAGAAAGGATTAAGTCAGGAAAAAGCAGTTGAACAATTCATGCTTGATACATTACGATCTCAGCAATCACCATTTAGTTCAACCTTAAGTACATTCCAGAACTCTAAGAATCCATTCGCTAAAGCTTTATTTGTATTTGCTAATACTCCTTCACAGTATATGAGGAAGATGTTTGAGGCTAATCAAGCTTATAAACATGGAGATATTTCAGCAGCACAATTAGGTAAGATATACGCCATTTATGGAGTTGCTAATCAATTCTTATATGTTGGTGCCGGAGCTTTAATATCAGCAATGATGAGAGGTAGTGATCCCGAAGAAGATTTATTAAAGAACACAGTGGTTCAATCATTAACTTCATTGGTTGCCGGTATTCCTTTAGTAAGGGATCTTGTTAACACTACCCTTAAACGCACAACTGGATTACATGTTTATGACGATGCATTACCAGTAATAGGTGAACTTGATGAAATAAGTGAAGCTATTATTAAATCATTCCAAGGTAAAGACCCTGAGAAGAATTTTGAGAAAGCTTTCACCTTATTGTTAGAAATGGGTGGTATTCCTGCTTCAAATGCTAAGAAGTTATGGAACGCTTCGTTTAACCGTGAAGAAACGGTTGCTAAGACCGTAAAATACGAGGTGAGAGATAAGTTAAACGAACTTAAAGACTCTAAGAATAAATTTGAGGCTAGAATAGCAAAAGAACTGAAACAATCATATTCTAATGCCAAATCTAAAGCCACAAGATTAAGAAATGATGGTAAGACCCTACAAGCTGATAGAATAACTCAGTTAATTGAAGACTCGAAGCTTAGACTCAGAGATAATGACTACAACAAACTTGGAGTTGAGTTGAGAATGTTTAACAGTCGGCTTGACATTATTGATTAAATATTGTAGATTTGTTCCTGCTTGTGCAGAAGCTTACAAAGATATTAACCGAATGGTGAAGGGACTGCACTCCTGGATCCATTCGGATTTGTTATTTATAGATATTATGGAACAAGAATTATTCGGAAAATTAGTTTGGTTTTTTACAGTTATATTCCTTTTGTCGTTTGGAATTTATTTTATTGTAAAGAGTGTTAGGATAAAGAAAACTATAAATAATATCATTAAGCTAGATCCGAGTTGGATATCTAGAAACCCGTATGAGTATGCTCATGCTGACACAAAAAGAGAAGTTCTTTTACCTATTGGAGTAATCCTTGCAGGTGTCGGATTATTTATGTTAGTTATATATGTATTTGGTGGAGTAACCTTTTAAGCCTTATGGAAATAAAGAAAGCACTCATAGTAAAGAAAGAACATCTCGACAAAATCTTTGATGAAGGAAAGGTTTGGGAGATGAGAGCAACCCGAACCAAGGTCAGAGGTAAGATTGGGCTTATTGAGTCAGGTACAGGTCTTATAGTTGGTGAGGTTGAAATCTTTACGTGTCATGGTCCTATATCTCCATCAAAAGACTTCACTATGTATGAATACCATAAAGTAAAAGATTTAAGCCTACTTAGGAAATGGAAGTATGCATGGGCTTTGAAGAATGCCAAACGCTACGATAAACCTATTCCCTACAAACATCCACGAGGGGCAGTAATATGGGTTAATTTAACTAATAACTAATATTTATAGACAAATGGAAATAACGGATGAACTTGCCCTAGAGCAACGGAAAAATTTAAGGAACATACTAACTAAGGAAATCGAGGGGTTACAAAATGATTATGTGATATTGGCAGTTAATCACGGCACAAATGAAAATGCTGCACTTCTCATGGTTGATATTAAAAAGAAAATAGAAGCCTGTGAGTCGTTGTTGCGCTTTTACAAAAAATAAGTACATAAAAGTAGAATACATTTTATAAGCTTATGATAATTGACGGTGTAAAAATGAGTTCCAAAGATATTGAGGGAACAGATTTAGAAGCTATTAAAATATTTTGTCAGAAAAACAAAGTTAGGGCAGCAGCCATGGTTTATGTTGATAAAAATGATGGCATTGAAATTTGTTGGTTTTATTTTGATGCTAAATCCAGGAATTTGTTAGATAAATTTTTTAGGTATCTTGAAAAGTATAATGAAAGACATTAAACTATGGGCTCCAAAAGCAGCTGTGCGGTTAGGATCCTGAGTCCTAAAATATAATACTCTGAATATGAGTGAGAAAAGAAAGCCTAGAATAACTATGTTGCTCAAATGGGAGGCAAAAGGTAAAAATGTTACTACAAAAGTACAGCTTTATGACGAACATTTATTCCCTGATTCTGACTATCCTTTTAGGAGTAAAAGGTTCAGAGTAAAATTAAATGGCAAATGGTTTTATGGGCATAATAAACAAAGGTATTTTTACAAAACAGAAATAAGAGATATATTATGGAGATCAATCCCATTCTATTAATTAAAACTAAACGATTAAAGACATGGAAGTAGAAATAACAATTACAATTACAATAAATGCTGATGCAGACGACTTTGATAAAAGCGAATTACGCTCAGATATATTACGTGGCTTTACAGAAAGAACAGGTTATGATATTCAGCAACTCGATATAGAGATAGAATAACTATCCCAGTTCATCAAATAGATAAAAACACTAATGAGACAATAAAAACTTTTGGTTCTATGATTGAAGCTGGACAGTCATTAGGATTAAAACGTAAAAATTCGGGCATATCCGCCGTGTGCTTAGGGAAAAGAAAAACCGCTTATGGTTTTAAGTGGAGACTTGCTAATGAATAACAATGAATCCATATCTGAAAAAGAAAAGTTAGAAATAGAGGCAGCTAAAATTGGTTTAAAATGCATAGAGTCGTTCTACTTCTTCTTTAAAACGTTCTGGTTTGAAATGTCAGGTGATGAATTAATTGACTCACCTCATATTAAATACCTGTGTGATTGTATACAGGAAAAGGTAATGAAGGTTATTAGGAAAGAATTCAGTATGGAAGTTCTTATAATAAGTATTATGCCTGGAGCGAGTAAGTCTACTATTGTAACGATAGCTCTTCCGCAATGGATTTGGCTCCATGCTCCACATTTATCTTCATGTAATGTATCTTATTCAGCTAGGTTATCTGAACGACACGCAAAGAAAGCTAGATTAATTGTAGATAGCGAGAAATGGAGAGTCTTATTTGATAACATATTCAGAATAAAACACAAGAAACCTTTGAGAATTGTCACTCAAAATCAAAATGAGATGGTAAATAACTTCAAAGGAGAAAGATTTAATACCTCTGTAGATGGAACAATTACGGGAATGCATTCAGATTTTGTAATAAAAGATGATATGCAAGATCCTAAAAAAGCCAAATCAGACACAGAAAGAGTCCACGTAAACGAATGGGATCAAGAAACTCTTACATCAAGGCATAAAGACGCACAATGCTATTTAGATATTATAATTGCTCAACGTTTACATGCTGAGGATCTTACTGGATACACATTAAACAAAGATATAAATCACACTCTCATTTCTTTACCTGCTGAGATTACTAATGCCTCCGAAGTATCACCACCTGAAGCGATAGAAATATATACAGATGGTATCTTAGACCCACTTAGAAAACCTAAAATAGTTCTTGATGGATTAAAATCGCAAATGACATCTGGCCCATATACATGTCAATACTTGCAATCACCTTATAACTTGGAAGAGCAGGATATTAAACCTTCAATGTTTGAAATAATTGAGAATACACCTTCAGACAATATATCATGGGATGTATGGATAGATGGCGCCTACACCGAAAAGACTGAAAATGATCCAACTGGTATAATGATTGCTTCAAGACATGGCAATAATTTTATAGTAAAAGATACGTATAACGTCAGAAAAACACTTCCTGATTTAATAGCATTCATTAAAGAGTTAGCTGATTTAAAGATATTTGATAAGTACAAAGCTAGAATTTTTATTGAGCCAAAAGCATCTGGTTATTCATTATACCAATACATAATAAACGATACTGATTTTAATTGTGTTCTCATTGGACAGAACAATAAAATTGAAGCAAAACTTATCCAAGAAGGAAAAGTTGCAAGGCACAATATCATTAAGCCTAAAGCTGAATCTCTTAGAATGAAATTATTAAAAGGGAGTTGGAATGATGAATACATAACTCAAATATGTGGATTTCCTAGGGCTGCGCACGATGAAATGTTAGACGTAACAGGCTATGCCATAAACCATTACTATATGAAAGAATCAACCTTCATAGAAGAATGGGCCTTAAACAAACTCGAAAAACTTGTTATCGATTCAATACCGGTTGAAATAACCTCCCAGGAAGTCAAGTCTAAGAATGGTAATACCACATCTATGTCGGTAGAATACAGAGAAAGTGACTCGGGAGATGTGAGATTATATGATAACCCTGGTACATATCACCACAACCGATACATTTGTGTAGTTGTAATGAAGTCAGAAGCAGAACGTGGAGGAACAACCTGTATACTCGTTTACGATAGATTAAGCAATTGTATTTCGGCTATGTATGAAAATGATTTAGTAAATCCAAGAATTATAGCCAAGCGTTCCTTAGCACTATCATATTTGTACGATAAAGCTAAATTGGTTGTATGTATCAAGAAAGAGTCAGGAAACGCTCAAAACGAAGGAAATGACCTTGGACATATAATTATTCAAGAGATTAGGAATATAGGTTATGATAAACTTCACTCCCGGCTAACGGTGAATAACATTAGAAAGAAACGTGAGCGTGAGTTTGGATTTGAAGTAAGCCGGTCATCAAGCAGGGAAGTTTACCTGAACTTAAAGGATAAAGCTGAAACAAATAATATCAAAGAGCTTCCATTACCTGTATTCGAAGATATATCTGTTCTCGAAAGGAAAAAAGAGGACGGTTCCATTGATGGAAGAGAAGGAATGGAGATTAATAGAGCTTTAGCTTACTCTGTTGCACTCAAAGTAAGCGATGAGTGGAGTGATAAACCTATAATGAAGAATACTCAGAGAGATAAGTGGAATTGATCCATGAAATAAAATATATGTTTTATAACTTCGACTGTCCACCCATTACCAAGCATTCTGTAAATTTGAGTGTCTGAAACAATCCATTCATACCATTCGGGAATAGTTTGTAATCTTGCACACTCTGTCGGGGTTAATCTTCTTAGATTGTATCCATCGGTTATATTGTTTCTACCTCCTAGCTCAGCGTTTAAAGCTGGCATTTGACCATTTATATCATATATCCTGTTTTGTTGATACGGTTGATTTCCTCCACTCTCTTTGCTTGGATTTATCTGCAATATTAAGTTATCTTTTGCAACACTTGTAAGGCAATTAGTTTTACCGACCAATGCCAGTCACCAGGTTCATCACCTTTCATTATACTAGTTTTCCACAACATTCCAGACCCATCAAGTATTACATTTACGTTGATAGCTGAATCTTCGTTTTTACCCCAAACAGCAACTACAATTGCTGGTAATTTATCTGGTAGTTTTATATACTACAATTCTTCCAATAGTTGGTGCCATAATTATAATGAGTTTTACAAAGCCGCTCAAGGCATAATTATTTCATGTGCAATTAAAACTCTTCCCACAAAATAGGATCTCCCTTTTTATATACTTTCTTTAAGTCCTCTAAAGGTTCTTTTGCCTCACTTTCTGGATAGCAGCCCTCCTCATCTTCCCCAATGTAGTGATCTTCTTCAATCTGCATAGCTTCAATGTCTTTTACAACCTCTTCTTCACGCCATAAAATTACTTTATTTTTAAGATGCTTCTCATCTAATGAGTTACAAAAGTCTTTAAGTTGTTTAAAATCCATGTCTTTAAGTATTTGATTATTTCTTTATAGCTTCTATGATCTCTCGTATAGCATCTAATTGGTTTGATGTATCTACATTATTATCCAGATATTGGCCGAACTTTTTCATGAACATTTCTGCTGTAGCTCTCTTATCGATGAATTTCAGCTTCTTAAGCTCACCTATTTTTGTTTTGACACTTTTACCATCAGGATTTTCAACAGAACCCCATATCTCAGAAACAGTTATCTCAGCCAAACTCATCCTGGCTTCCTTACTCATATCCTTCAGATTCTTTACAGCTTCTGTGTCTTCATCGATTAGTTCTAATGGGTCAAACAGGAGCCAATTCTTTAGTTGAAGCAACACTTGATCGATTGTAATTTCATTTCTTTTAATGGCATCTTTCTTAAGCTCATCAACCCTTACCGTTACCTTACCGTTATCCATTAATTCGGATGACTTGACATAAACAGTATTTTGTGAGGTTTTTTTACCAACATTATAAGCTTTCCTGTAAGCACCTGAATAAGTATCTCCCTCTGCTACACATTGACAGAACTTCTCTTGCTTTGCTGTTAGTTTATTATTCATCTTTTTTACCTCCTACCCATTCCCCCTCACTATAAACCCAGCAAATTCCATCCTCATCTATACCTATCTCACCTCTGAGTGGGGTTTTGTTTACACGCATAGGTTTTCCACCTACTGTAACACTTTTTATTTGTCCTTTTGGTGTTAGTTTATTACTTGCCATTACTTCTATTTTTAATTTCTTGTTGTATGATTTTATCACTAGCTTCTTCCATATCACGAGGCACATAAATAAAACCTTCAACTCTCATGCTTGAATGATATTCTTTTAAAAAGTCCTTTGCATCCTCTAATGTAAATTTATAAATTGCCATCATCGCTTAAATGTAAAGTGAGTCTCTTTATTCCTTACTAAAACAAACTCTTCCAACCATGCTGGATTGCAAAAATCTATTTTTTCTTTACGAAACTTTTGCTCTCGATCCCAATCATCCTTAAAAATAAAACCTACTTGCTTGAAATGATAAACCTCCTTCATTTTAAAATACTTTGTATTACATTTCGGTATAATTTCCGGTTTATGACTTCCATTGATGATTGAATACAAAAGAATACCTTTAGTTTTCGATAAATAAAGAACCTCTTCTATCGTCATATCTACAGGGAAGCTATTTGTATCGTAAGAAATAATGCTTTGCTTACGCTTCTTTCTTCTTATCCTTTTATTTGCCATCGTTTTCTTTTTCAGGGTATCTACATGCAAAATCTATTTCTTGACCATCGCTTAATGTTAAGACGCAAACTTGGATATGTGGTACAGCTGTTCCTTTTATTTTAACATCAACTATAGTGGTCTTCTCTAAATGTTTACTCTCGGAAGATTCTTTCTTACCGTGGGTAAATTCATGTATTAACTCAAGAGCACGATTACGAACATCATGTATACTATTAAAACCTACAGGTAATGAATCATCAAGCTCGTTTCCTTCGCCATCAACAAACCCTCTTAAGTAATCGTAATTGTCTCTGTCTTTCATATCAAAAATCCCCCTCTATTAATATACCTTGATAGATTGTTATTTTACCTGTTGATGTTACTATATAAACCTTTTCTGTTTCCCAAAAAAGCCTTGAGGCTGGAACATCATATGTTGTACAAGTAGCTAATACACCATATACACAGATAGTAATATCCCTTCCTTGATAGATTTTATATTCTTTTTTATCTTTACTTTTTATAAAGGTTGATATAAGCACTACGCTACTAATTTCTACCTGCTCAATCTTTTGTTTAAGTAGATTGATCTTCTTGTGTTGATAATACCAATATATTAACACTCCTATAGCCATAATTGCTATTAAAACAATTCCTCCAATATTTAATTTCACTCCCATTAGAAATCCCCCTCTGCTACTTGAAGGCATTTTACACCAAGCTCACGCCATTTTTTAACCATGCTGTTTCTATCTTCCAGGATGAAAACAATATCTTCAAGCTTTATACCTGCTTTCTCCAATAATTCAGGTTTAACCTCTGTGTCGTGGCGATGATCGTTATCTGGACGCATTAATAATTTGTGTGGTGATATACGAAACTCTAATGAAGTTTGAATATTAAACCAATCATGTGTTTTATCTCTAACACTTTCTCTTCTTCCTGTGCAAAAATAAACATCATAACATTCTAGCATTAGAGTGTTTACTAAATTTAGCATATCGTGAATAGGCTCATCCTCAAAACAAGACTCATAAAAAGAATCCCAATCCTTTGGTTCCTGTTGGAGATATTTTAATCTATCTCCTACTTTGGATATTGTGCCGTCAATGTCTACTATTACTATGTTTTTCATATTAATCTTCCATTGCCTCATCAAATCCTTCTTTAATCTTTCTTAACCCTTTAGATGTATAAGGTTCATCTTCAATTGCATTAGTCCCAAGAGTAGAAACATCAGCAACAACTCCTATCCCTGTTTTAACTAAACCTTCTGTCACTTTTAAAAGTCCGCCAAATAATCCCATAATATTAATTTTTAGTTACTAATTTATACAATATTTAATTAGATTCTTTCTCCCATCCTGCTTCATCCCCGAAATAACAACATATATCACCATCTTCATCAATACCAATCTCTCCCATTAAAGGAGTTTCGTTTACGTATGGCATTTTTCCAGAACGTGGTGTAGTTAATGTTTTTACCTTCCCTTTTACACTTATTAAATCACCCATATCAATTTATATTAGGGTTAACACTAATAATCTCCAATCCTCTGATGAATTCTTTTTTCTCTTCCGGATGCTGAGATAAATAAGCTCCTATTAATGACTTCATTAATCTATTGAAAGTCTCACTAGCTTGCATTTGGCTCCCGAAAGCTTGAGCAAGGACAATACCACTACCTTTGCATTCTGTTATTGCCATCTGTGTTTGTGTGTTGGCACTTATAAACAGTGTAGCAATAGTTTTTTCATTTCCAGCATGGTACTTTTCAATAGCATCCATGATGTTTTTTAGTTGTTCTTGCTTATTCATTTCTTATTCAGCTAAGGTTTTTAAAAATTCCCCTTTCTTTATACTTTCTTCCATTCTTTTTGTTCTAATTAACTTTTTCATTTCCTCTTCACTCAAATCCTGATCTTCTTTGTCGGGATTAGATACCAGTAGGTCATTAACACCTAAAAACGCTGTGTAAAACAAATCATACTCACTATCAAGAAGACGTTTATAAAAATCGTGCTTGGCTTGTATCTCTATGTATTCACAAGGATTTGCCTTAATCATATAATTACCTGCAAATCCATATTGTTTAATCATTTTTTGTGGGAAGCTACCATATATTATTATTGAATAATTAACCCGCCTCACAATTTGATACCATAGGTTAAATTCACTTTTAGAAACTTTAAAGTAATATTCATTTACTTCTTCTTCGGCTATTTGCTCAATAGTAATATTGTGCTTATTCATTAAAGCCTCAAGCATTTTTTGAGCGTTTACTTTTTCGCCTCCAATTCCTTTGTCAGCAAGTGCTTTTAGTTTTTTACCTAGATCTATATATTTACTCATTTCTTCTCCTTATGTATCGAATTAAAAGAATGCTTTCACGTATACATACTTCGAATTTTTTTGAGAATAATATTACTTCTTCTTTTCTTGTTGCACCACATAAATTTAATGCGCGAATGTAACCTATCATCTCTGGACTAACAATCTGGTGGTAGTGTTTGTTTATTATCTGAGGTACACTACCCCCTTTTACATAAACAATAGCTCCAGCTTCGTCATACATATACTTTACACTGTAATCTTTGCCGGATCTCAGTAGTTCTTGAAATTTCTCTATTATTACTTTATGCCTCTCATTCATTTCTGCCATTGGAAGTCATTTTCCTAGCGTGAGCGTTAGCTTTCTTCTCAAATATACTTGAAATCTTCTCTGTTAAATAAGCTGCAGTTAATAGTATTCCTATGAATATTACCCAATTTACAAAATAAATAGTTAATGGAGTAAGGGAAATAATAAATCTCATGAATAATAACCACGATTTATGTTTATATTTTAGATGATAATATTCGTGGTGGAATGTAAATAATAATGGTTTCTCTGTTTTAAATAGAACCTCGTTAATCCATATTGCCCTGAATGATACAAAACCTTGAGGTTGCCTTGCGTGGAATGTTCTGATTGTAACCTTGTACTCTGTCCGTAGACTTTCGATGATTCTGTTACTGTTGTTAGTTCTCTTACTAATCCGCATAACATCATCTACAATTTGGAATATTGAATAATAAATAAATAATCCCACACACAACCATATTTGAATTGATAGTTCCATTACTTAGTTTTATTTAATTAATTGTAAGAATTCCAATATGGTGGCTCACCTCTATTAATTGTGAATATGCTTACAGCACCAAAGAATATTATTATTATTGATCCAAATAGAAAAAATAATACTTTCCCTGGAAGGTGAATTTTCTTTCCCATATGTACTATAGATAGTACATTAAAGAAAAAATATATAACTATTCCTATTATCTGAAAATTATTAATAAACCATGTTACTATAAATTCCCACATATCAATTATCTTTATTTAGTTAAAATACGCCAATATCTATCGACAACAGTTTCAATATTTTTTTGTGTTTGCTCTGACACTTTATTGTGTTTTCCTAAATTATCAGAATGATATAAAACCCATTTACCCTTATAGTTTTCTATAAATACATGGTCACGTGAATGATAATACTCATACATTTTAAAATCATCATATTCTATATACATTTGAAGAGAATAATTTAAATAATACCTATTTGGTTTAGTTAAAAGTATTGAATCAATCCACTCACTCTTCTTCACATTATAATCTGCTGATATACTATTAACACCAGTAACTATTACTAATTTATCCTTGTAATAAGTTCTTATTGTATCAATATCTATTTCAACTTTCAATAACGATGTGCTATAAACAGTGTCTATATTAATCGTATGTGTAGATACTTTAATAATATCTTCTAAATTATCCTCATACGTAAGAAATAAAACAACCGCACCAATAATAAAACCAAATAATACTCTCATTAAATTTTTCATAATAATTTTAATTCTTTAGTTAGTTATGAAAATCTATTACTACTATGCCACTTATCTTCAGCAGATAATTCTGCGGATTTCCTTTTACCTATCTCAATAAATTTGTCGTACTCATCACCACGAGCCTTATGGTATTCTCGCATTAAGTTGAATTTAAGGATATGGTCATCTGTGAGGTTCATAATATCTCTAATATCTGCATCTAATGGTTTAATGTTTCTATGAGCATATATTAATGCATTAACGAGCATTGCCTCGTTAAAACCTATTCTTAGTTGTTGAGGGCAAATAATTACTTCACGTTTTAATAGTCTCTTTTCTATTTTGGATAATTCATCTCCATCCATAGCTTTTTTAACTAGAAGATCATGAATTTCCTTTCGCAACTTATTGCCACTTGGATATACCCAATTAGCCACTTTGATTTTATGGGTTTCTTCCCAATGGGTAGATTTGTTCAGGAATAACAAAAGCTTACCTCGCTCAACATTAATAATGTAAAACCAAATAAGCTTCCAATTCTTATACAGGAAATGAAGTACCAGGAATGACGCTAAAAGATAAACCGGGGACAGCGCGAAATGCTTCGGCCATCCCTGGAATATCGAAGCCACAAAATACACCAAGCCTGTGATAGAACCAAAAATCACATAGAGGTAGAGAAATCTTGCTTTAGTAACTTTCCTATTACGGATAATATTATTTTTGAATAATTTCATTAGTGTATTATTTTGTAAATTTCATCCCACACTTCGATAGGACATCCATCATTTCTCCTATTGATTTTAATCCCATACCTCTAAATGTTTTAATCTTTTCTATAGGTAATTTATCTAATTCATCAAGATATTCATATCCTGCTAACATAAAGGAGTTTCGACATTGAGTAGATATGTACAAATCACCAATCCGTATTCTAGGACTTCTATGATCTCTTCTTGATAAAATTGAAGATATTATATTTTTAATTTCCCTTAATTCTTCTGTACTTGCATTACTTAATAAACTCTTTAACAAATCCATGTCTATTTTATATTTAGTCGTTGAATATTTTATCAATGAATGCCTTACTGAATAATCTTAACTTAAATAGCCAGGCTCCTTTACGTATGATAGGATGGATCTGCTCATCCTTCACAAATTCTTTTTTAGTGCATACAGCTCTCACCTGCAGTTGCCAAGTTCTTCCTGAATGATCACTAAACTTTCCTGCCGGAACACAATAACCGTGGAAGTCTTTTATTGGAGCATTAGGAGCCGTTTTATGCATGTATGAACTTAATAGTTTGACAGCCGGAAGAATCTTTCTCTCAACTTCCCTTGCTTGCAACCTATTTATTGAAGGTTTCTTTGCCATAGATTTGTAATCTAATATTTAATTTTATTTTTATCTAAAATATTTTTCAATCTATCAATTTTATTATACTGTTCTAGTATTTCATCTCGTAATAATTGGTTGTCACCAATTAATTTTAACATGCATTTAGCTTGATCATTCATTTAATACCTCTTATCCTACAATCTTGATCAATAAGTACCTGGATGTAACCCGAAAAATTAACTCTACCGAACATATCTTCACTGGCTCTTTGGCCTTTGTTTTTTATCTTCTTTGAAATACTAATAGTTACTATCTCTTTAGCCATTATCAATGTTTTGCGCTAATGTAGTGAATGTTTCCTTACATACCATAGTATTTATTGCTTAAATACTATTAATATTTATTTTTTCCAAACAATTGTAGTCTTGGCTCTGATTTATCTTGAAGTATGCGTTCATTAAGCCATTTTTTGGCTATTTCACATTGCTCTTTATCTTTTTCGCAAGCATCGAGATTGTATCCCATTTCTAAACATGCTATACCGATACTACCACTGCCTAAGTTTGGGTCAAATATTTTCCAATCTTTCGGTATGTTAAATTCTTTAAATTGCCATTTATATAAAGCTGTTGGTTTTTGAGTAGGGTGTATCTTTTTCTCATTTAGCTTCTTATTTCCTTGTTGGATATGCCCTTCTTTCATGCTTTTACCTTGCATCATTCCGCGCCACATATAACGGAATAAAATAGTCCTGTCAGTAAGACTTGTGTATGCTAATTCACAATCGTATTGGTTTGCACCTTGATTTACTTTATCCCAAACTAGTCTACCTTTTCCGAAATTAGCATGGTAATATTGGCATCCCCAAATAATTTGATGTCTCGAGACACGAAACAACTCATTAAAATATTCCTCACTTGCTGGTTTATTATCCCAATTACGATTTGGATAATATACACCTTTAACTTTTGTTTTAGATCCATTACTTTGTTTAACATTAGTTGAATAATACTTACCGCCATGCATTTCTTTACCTTGTTCTGGATCAGCAATCGCTAAATCATAGTATTTATCAGGTAATCCCCTCATAAATTTCATATTGTCGATATTGTGGTAAATTATTTCCATGCGTTATTCATTTTTATTTCCTTAACCTAATGCAATTATCATGCGCTGTTTTAAGGCAGATTTTATCATACCCATAAACATTACTATGTGCTTTTTCATGACAACTTCTACAGAGTGCAATAATATTACCTACCTCATCAAGCTTTTTAACGCCTTTCATACGCCTTTCTATGTGATGTAAGTCTACAGCTTCACTTGGACACATTTCGCATCTTATGTAATCGTGCCAACCATTACTAGGATCAAAATCTATTTTAAAATACTCGAAATAGTTTTTAGTATGTAATTGCATGTGTTGTATTATTACTAAGTATAGGTACGTTTATTTACTTGTTGGGAGTGAATTGCGTTTCACACATGAATGCAATCAACAATCTCCAACACATGAACTTTTTCCACAACAGGCACATACGACACCATGTATTTCATTATCACTATCGCATTCATTCGCTCCCTTGACGGTAGCTCTATTCAAAAAATCATCTCGTAGGAAACCCATACTGCCAAAATCTTTTTCAAATTTAATAGTAAGAGCATGATGCACATTATCATCTAAATATAGATCACCTGATTTTGGTTCACTTTTCGCAGCGCATAGTGCTACTACTTTACCATCTACTTTCCTTATTCTTATTGACATAATTATAAATTTTCAATTGATAAAAATATTATTTCGCCCTGCTCAATATCTAGAGAACTGAATATTTTACAGCCAAATAGCGTTAGTAATTTAGATTTTGAATTATAACCAATATTAAGGCTATTTTTCAAATACTTAGATATTTTGTATTTATCAACCGAATTAATTATTAAGGCAGTAGGATGACACCCTTTCGATATTATAAAGTCATTCCATTTAGAATTGGCTTTATCTACAAATTTATATAAATTCATCTCTATACATTTTTCGTTTTATTCTAGTAAACCAATTCCGGATCAGATATATTTTTAATCTGAGAATAGTTTAAAGGTATTTCAGGTCTAGTTTTATTTACCCTGAATAGTATATGTTCGTCTGTATTAGCTGTAATTTCACCAGTAAGCTTATGCGGATATATTGCTCCTTTAATTTTAGGTATAAACTCTATTTCAATCAGTCGTCCTTTAAATGGCTTAATATTACGTTTATTGTATGTCATATTATATAATCATTTTCACCCGAAAACCCCGGCCTTGTTTCAGAGCCGGGGCGCAATATGCGTGTTTGTTTTACTCTATATCTACATTTGGAATTATTACAGAAGGTTTAAATATAACTCTGTAACGTCCTGTAGAAACATTTTTTGGGTCTATCTGCTCTGAAAAATATGTAACATTATCAGAAAGTCCTAAATGATGTTTAAGATACGTTCCTTCACTAGTTTTAATGGTTACCTCCAATTGTCCGGCGTAATCTTCTATTGAACAGTAACCTTCAACTGACAATATATAAGAGTCAGTTATACCATTATAGAATACTACTCTTCGGAATACTTCAAACTGTTCTGCTGCTTTACGTAAATTCTGCGAAGCTACATCAGCATCGGTACAACTAGTCATAATTAAGGCTATTAAAGCCACTGATAAAATCATTAATTTTTTCATCTTAGTTTAATTTAAAATATTGGGTACTCTAAAAAGTTTTCCCCTTTCCTTTTTTCTTTTACTTGGTTTTTTACATAAAAATGTTTTGATCACTCTCGACAAGCTGATTGTAAACTGCATCACAATCAATGTTCTCTTGCTGTTCTTCAGCTTCTTTTGTTTTAGGTTGTTTAATAAACATAAGTATCAGTATTATAATAATTGGAGTTAATAGTGTTATCCATATTTCAGGTGTGTAGACCGTTTCCATTATCTTAACCCTCCTAAAGTTCTAAATTCGCAAAACATTACATCACCTACAAATATAAGCTCAGATCCGTAATTAATAATAGAATCCAACTTCGTGTTGTCGTAGAAATTCAAAAAATAAACATAGTCCTGGGTACACCAAACAACTTTATGGTCGTTAGGATTTGGTTTGAATAAGTCTTGAGGTGCTGCACAAGATGTTAGTAGTACAATTATAATTGTAACTAAAATTATCAGCCAGAGCATTAGTCTACTTATTAGCCTTTTTTGAGTTTCTGTTAGTGGTTTGTTTTTCATGTTCTAATCAACTTTTTGCTTACGCACTCTATATTTAACATAAGCTGTTCCTGTATTCAATAAACTAGCTTTATGATCAGGTCTTCTTTTGTTAAATTATTAGCCACTATCCCTTCGAAGTGGTCGTCAAAATACTTTGCTATTTCGTGCATTTATTTAAGTTTTAGTTTTTTGTTACCCTTTAAAAAAAAGATACATTCTTTCTGAAGACTAACCATTCTTTATTATTGAAATTTAATAATTTTCTTTTCCCTTCTTGTTCCCAATCTCCAATATCATAGGCAACTATATGTACTTTCTTTTTGTCAAAGTCAAAGCCAGTAACAGAATATCGATACTCACCACCTCTTAATTTACTCCGGCTATGTATCCTGTTATTGTTTAAAATAAATGGTTTTAACTCAGTAAAAGCTTCATAGCTTTTAATTGCTGATACATTTCTTGAATCTATCGCCCTGGAATAAAAAGACTCCCCAATTCCTTTTCCATTTGAATTACATCCAAACCAATATCCACCACGCATTTTATTTGCGATTGTTAAAATATCACTTTCATGAAATTCCATATTAGCATCAATTGCAAGATTCAATACATCAAACATTAAGGTATTTAGTCTTAAATAAGAATCAGTTTTTTCATTTTCCCAAGCATATTCAATAAATGTATACGCTCTTGATTTTTCATTTTTTTCCGATTTCATAATTATAGTTTTCTAATTACTTCCTTATACTGCTTTATTAATGGCATTAAATTGTTATAATGATTTTTATGTGTTTTATAACTTATCTTTTGAGTAAACACACTTAATCTAGACTTCTTTAAAGCCTTTTTATACGAATTAAGTTCTTGGGTTAGTAGTGCTTTTGGAGTCATAATTATGATTTATAAAACCCCTGAAATCTTACTACATCCATATATTCTGATGATTTAATAAGTCCATCACCGTAACCTGTTAACGCTTCAGCACCCTCTTCATCTAACATCACTTTCGAATCTACAGCTTTAGGTAATCTAAAGGAAACTATTGTTCCGAAATTTGCTTTTGCATCACCGGTTATTACCTTCACACTAGCACGTTGGGTTGCTGCAATAATCCTAAAACCAACAGATCTACCCTTCTGAAGTAATATTTTTAAATTTTCCTCCAAAGACTTTTTCTGTCCAGTGCAAACCCTTTTAGTTTTAGCCATTCCATTTGCGTAATTACCAATAACTTCTTCTTCGTATATCTTCAATGCGTTACCTCGCTTTGAATTAGCAACAGCATCTGCAAACTCATCGAACACAACAAGGGTTATGTGGTTCTGGCCTGACTTAACTCTTTCCTGCATATCCTCAACAAGTAATTCCATTGTTGTCTCTATGTCCTCAATGTCGCTATAAATATCAGCACCTGGTATGTTTAATGATTGGAATTCAAATTTAGGGTCAAAGATAAACACATCTTGTAAGCCAGCTTTTTGAGCATAAGCAATAGTTGAAATCAAAGAAACTGTCTTTCCTGAACCTGTTGATCCACCAATTAACATATGGGGTGTGGAATGGTTGTCTAAATCCCATACAATAGTTTTTCCGAAGTTATCTATACCAATTGGTATTTTCATTTCCGAAAGATGTTTCTCATCATAAAACAGACTCTTTTCACGTTTTTTTGCTATCTCAATAGACACATAAGATTTACCTTCATAAACAAAAAGGTTGTCCTTAATTCTCACACTTACCACATCCAGGGCGTTAGCAATATCCATCTTTCGGGAAATAACATTTATTATCTTGGTTCCAATACCAACTTCCAAAAGAAAAGTGTCGGATGAATAACCTTTAAATTCGTGCTCTACTTGTACTGATATTCCAAATGTGTTTAATACGTGCTCGATTTTTTCTGCTTTAGTCATATTTTTATTATTAAAATCGTATGTGATAAATTTTGCTGCATTTTTTTTGAAGTCGGATATTACCTTTGGGTTTATCCCGGCAATTGCAGCATTCCTAATTTTTTTAAGGCGTTTTTCTATTAGATCCCTTTTACTCTCCTTTATGTCAAATTCATAAACCTCAGCAATCATTGTCTTGGCCCAAAAGTTGTATATCTCAGCTAAATCAACGAAGGTATCGTTATCATTTATAAGGAAAACATAATCTGGATCAGATATAGCCTCAATCATTCTTTTTAATGGCTCGTATAAAATAGCTTCATAAAGCTTTCTTGTGTCCTCATCAAGAATTACCTTAATTGGTTTTAATTGACTTGATTTATCTCGATTAGCGGAATACTTATTTTCAATGAACCAAACCTCATCAACTTTAATCCCTGATGCTTTCTCGTAGCCTTTAGCATAGGTAATAGCTTGCTTACCTATTACCAAGGATGATGCTTTTTCGTCAGTGAATTTATCTTTTGATTTATGATCTACTACAATTATTCGACCATCATTTGTTTCAAAAACTAAATCAATCTGCAAATGGCAAGGTAATGGTATATCAACACCATTAATCGTTAACCATACATCGATATACTTTTCAACGGCTAGTATCTCCTTAATATCGGAGGTATAAACAGACTCTTCCTTGAAAAAGTTTTTAATAAGCGCCGATGAGGTCTTTGTGGCTTTTATAATACATTCCTCTACCGTTGGAGTTGTCTTCTGTATTTTCCACTTGTTAGCTGGTCTTTCTTGGATGTACTCAAAAGCTGTTTTTTCAATATCAATGATATCTAACATCTCTCCATCCATTAAAGCTACAAAACGCTTTTTTAATCCATTATGGTAAGCATTTCCGGCAATAGAAGCAGCAGAAGACTTGTAGAAATAATTATAAATGTAACTCATTTCAAAAGCTTTCTCATTCCTTGCAAATGTTGAAACTTTTGAAAAACTCCATGAGTCCATAAGGTAGTTAGAGAATAATTCCTCTAGTTGTTCGTTAGTGTACTGCTCATATTTACTCATGATTGATTTTGTTTAATTTTAGCTAATTCAAGCTGGAATCTTACTCCTGCGATATGTTCGTTATTATAAAAACCTAAGTGCTTTAATTTACCATTAATAGTAATTTGAGTATACCATTTTTTGGATGGTTTATGCCAATAGACACCAGTATATTTGCTTTTGCTGTTTAAATGCTTTTTATTTGAGTTTTCTCTGGTAGTAACAATTTCTAAATTTTCAAGCCGATTGTCAGTTTTGTTGAAATTTATATGATTAACAACTAAAGTATGACCATTAGGTTTGTGATTAAGAAAAGCTATGGCCACGAGTTGATGAACTTGCTTTGTTTTCGGCTTCCCATACTTAGATAACGCAACTGTTAGATAACCCTGTTTATTAGTACCTGGTTTTAAAATTCTTTCTCGAAAAGACTTAACTTTACCGTCTGATCTTTTTGTCACTCTATCTAATGATTTAACTCTGCCGAAATTACTAATCTGATACAATCCATCGTAACCTGGTATATCTTTCCAAATCTCAGTCATTATGGCATCTCCATTTTAGTTTGATTACCACCTTTATTATCCCTCATTCTCTGCTTCTTTTCATCCGGTGTTTCTTTTATCTCTTCATAAATAACATCAACTACCTCTTCAGCAGTCTGCATACCCATTGTGATTTCAGGACAATATAGGCGTGAAAAGAAAGCGGCTGATCTGTATCGAATCATTAACTCAGGCATAGTCTTCCACTTTGAACCTTCTTTATCATACCAACCTTCAACTAATGCCATTTCAATTGTAACTTCAGGAGACTCAAGTTTACTACCATTCTTGTCTTTTGTCCAAGCAATGCATCTTAAATCATTTAATTCAATAGATTTTTGAACAGGTTTTCTGTTTTGACCAAATCCTGTGTAAATTGTGTATGTAAACTTCTTTCTTTCGCCTTTCTTAATGTCGAATCTAAGCGGCTCAAACTTTCCACTAGTATTAATAGCAGAAATAAGGAAAGAACTACTCCATGATGGTTTACCATGGACAATATAAAGATGCTGCATCACCATTAAAGGGCTTGCACCAATTCTTGAAGCCATTTCCAAAGCAATCATTGTATTTGGTATATTATTTTGGTACTCTTTAGGCACCAAAGTACTAGCTGAAAGAGATTTTGCAATCCTTTGCGCGAGTTCGAAGTTTTCAGCACTACTGAATACATTTAGTCCAGTTTCTTTGATTTCCGACAATTTGTTTCCCATATCAATTAAGTATTATTTTGTTTATAGATTTATTTAATTTGTCGAACGTTTGAATACTACACTCATTTATAATTAAATATTTAGTGTCGTAAACGTCTATCTCTTTGATGTCTTTAGTTTTCATGGCTTAGTAATGTGTATCAAAATACTTTTGGATGGTTTCGTTTAAGCTCCCAATCTGGCTTCTCCTAGTCCTTAACTCAGCTTGGTCTTCGTTTTGATTAGGCATGTTTTCACAACATTTAACTTGAACCAAGTCACTACGATCAACAAGCCTATCAATATCACTTTGTATCAATGATTTCAACTCATACATATAATCAATAAATTCCTTTTTCATGGCTTAGTTATTAAGGTTTATATACTCGTTTCTTTTAGCCTCTGCAAAGTCTTCTAATTCAGATATACTAAGCATAGTGTTTTCTACTGGATGAATTCCGATAATTTCCTCAGCCATAATACCAGCAACCATTTCTCTATCATGCTTGGACCTGGTAAAAAATTCTGAATAATCTTTCCAGTATCCGTGCTCCATGCCGTAAATATGTAGTTTAGTTGATAAATCGTTCATTGGTTCGTTTTTAAGTTCTCAACAAATATAAACCCCTTTTTTGACATAAGCAATGTTTTTTTAATGTTTTTTTATTTGCTTCTTAATTTTACTTGTTATATCTTTGAGTCAAAATTAGACACAAATATTATTGTATTATGGAAGAATTGAGAGTAAAAGCAAGTCTGAGGGTTACTGAATTAGTGGATAATAAATTCTACAAGAAAATAGAATTAGCTGGTATGTTGGGAATGACATATACCACATTTTACCACAGGGTTAATAAAGGTAATTGGTCCGGTAAAGAGATTAATATTATAATGGCCCTTTAGTCATGAAGCTTGTAACCAACAAAGAAACCGGTAAAGTTTATTGTTTGCACTGCAAGCTATATGATTGTATTTGTTTACCAGAGGGTGAACCGTATTTCTGCGATAATTTTGCTACCAAATTAGAGGTTAGAGAAATAAGAAATCTTCCAGGTGGTAAAGCAGATATATTATATTTCTATAAGCAAACATTACCAAACGGTAGATTAATAAAAACTAAATCTAGTTTATGTGTGCCAACTTTTAAATGGGAGCATATAAGTTATAGTGGAAGATTAGTGATTCTACTTTCAAACGATATAATAAATCAATCATTTTATTAGATATGAAAAAATGGAAAAGATTCGAGGGTGATAATTGCCCAAAATGTAATTCAAACCTAATTGTGCATTCAGAAAATCAAGATAAAGATACTGAATTTGAACAGTATTTTTATGATGGAGACACGGTTAAATGTTCAAAATGTAGTTTCAGAACTAAGATAGTAGTTGTTTGTTCTGAGGCTGGGTTAAAGTATTATGATGAACATTAAATTAAATAACCATGAAATTCTGTAAAAACTGCGAAAACTCCAAAGAAGAATTCTGTAGTATAAAAAACTATAAGGTATCCATTAACGCTAATTTCTGCGATGATTACAAAAATCCTAACGAAAAAAGAACGCAAGTATTATTGTGGGCTTATAGAGAACATGGCGTAAAAATAGAGATTGATGATAACGGTAGTTGGATTATTGATAATTATGTTTATAAAGCTAAAGATTTCATCGATCTTATATTAGCCTGGGGAGATAAATGCTTGAATGAAATTAAAAAATAAGGAAACCATGATAGATAAAATTTTAATAAACGATGACAGGTTAACTCCTACAATGGATAGGGTTAGAAATAGCCGAACTCAACAATTCCGAGAGAAAAATAAAGATGATAGAACATTTATTGATAAAAATAATTGTGATGTTTCATTAGAGCATGAAAACAAGGCTATGTATGCTGAGCTGATTAATGGGCAATGGTATTGGATTAGTAGTTGTGCTGAATGCAATGGTAAAGAAAGAGATTGGATGAGTTATATCGAATGTGATGAACATGATAGGTGTAGGGTTTGTGCAACCAATAGAAAAGATATAAAAGGGAGTGCATGGGGAGGTAAGAGAGGATGGACTTGTAATTCTTGTAAAGAATTCGAAGATTTAGAAATAAGAAGAGAAGCGTTTGAGAAATTAGATGGCGAAGAACCTGATCACATTTGTACTGATGAAATAATATGTCCTCATTGTGGTTCCGAAATAAGCAATGACGATATACACGAAACTCAAGATTTAAAATGCCATGTTTGTGAAGGTGAATTATCTCTTGAGGTTGAATATACAGCAAGTTACTCTACATCAATAAAAGAAACTCGAATTACTAAGTAGTTAATTAAATAATATGGCTAAAGGGTGGATTTCATTACATAGAAGGTTTTTAGATTGGGAATGGTACGATGATAATAACACTATGAAGTTGTTTATTCATTTATTACTTAAAGCTAACCATAAGAAAAAGAATTGGAAAGGAATTACAATAATTAAAGGTCAAGTACTTACCGGTCGGAAACAATTATCTTTCGAAACTAAGCTTTCCGAACAGCAAATTAGAACATCTTTAAATAAGTTAAAATCAACCAATGAAATAACCATCAAAACAACCAACTTATATAGCTTAGTATCAATCACTAACTGGAATAAATATCAAGGTAATAACCAACCAATAACCAACGAGCAACCAACGAGCAACCAACAAGTAACCACTACCAATAATGAAAATAATGAAAATAATGAAAATAATATATTAGGAAAATCCTTAAAAAATTTCCAAGAAATTAAAAAAGAAACTCTAGAGGCTTTCTCTTTTATCGAACAATTACAACGAGAATCAAAACAGAGTCAAAAAAAAGTTCTAGAGTTTATAAATAAATGTTTTGATGAATTTGAAGTCTGTGATGATATTTGCAGGACCAGAAAAGATTACCGAACTCACATCCTAAACAAGATCAAAAAAGAAAAGGACGATACTCCGGAAACTTTGAATGAACAATTTATTAATAGGCCCAAAGGGAAACACGCATTAAAAATTTGAGATTATGAAATACAATGTAAAAGGATTAAACAAATTAAGTAAGCAATTTAATAATTTTGTTGTTAAAGCAGGTTTTGATAATAATGATATTCCTTTAAGAATTGCATTAATACATTCGGAAGTTTCAGAGGCATTCGAAGCATATAGAAATGATAAATATGCCGATATAGAACAATACATTGAAGGGATTGCGTTTGGTAATAAATTAGATGAAAATTTTAAAGAAGTATTTAAATATACAATGAAGGATACTTTTGAAGATGAGCTGGCTGATTCAATTATTCGACTACTTGATTTATGTGGTAAATTAAATATTGATATTGAAACACATATTCAATCAAAAATGGATTATAATCATACAAGAGGGTTTAAGTATGGAGGTAAGAAATTTTAATATAAATCTTATGATTAAAATAAAAAACTCATGCAAAAATTAAGCGAAATAACACCAATAAAGCAGCCTTTAGGAATAATTAGACACAAGTATATGCCTTACAAAGACGAGGTTTCTGTAAAGGTGTGGTATGAAATAGCCAAGGAAATCATTCCTAAAGTGATTGTAAGCGACCAAATAGGAGTTATTTGGCGTCAACTTATAAAGTATATACATGGGGACGAAAGTTTCAAAGGAGAGCTTAATAAGGCTATTTATTTATGTGGCGTAACTGGTTCTGGAAAATCCAAAACTATAGATATGATGAATAGATACATAGGTATTGATAAAGTTGTCTATTTCAAAAATGGCAAGAATCTGCCTTTCTCTTTCGCAATAGTTAATTCTAGGGAAATTTCAGAAGCTTTTTCGAAGTCTGGCCATGACGGGCTATCAAGATTTAAGTTAATAGGTAATTTATGTATTGATGATCTTGGAGCAGAACCTAAAACAGCAAATTACTTCGGCAATAAGCTTGATGTTCTTTCTGAACTTATCGAATATCGGTATAGTAATAATTTGCTTACTCACTATACCTCAAACCTACATGAAGATGATATTGAAGGTAGATATAATTCAAGGGTTTCTTCTCGCATAGTTGGAACCTGTAATATTATTGAGTTTGAAGATGTTGATTATAGACTAAATAAATAGACATGACAAAGGAATCAGAAAATAAAAAGCAAATAGAAATGATTAGGCTTATAGCTAAAGTTGTTTCAGATTATTTTGGAATAACAATTTATCAGTTAGTCTCCAAAACTAGAAAACGAGAAATAGTAACCAGGAGACAGATTGCACAAGAACTTAGTTACTCCTTAATACCTCACGTAACTCAAGAATTTGTTGGTTTTGAATTAGGTAGACAAGACCACACCACAGTAAAACACAGCATAAAAACAGTAAATAATCTCCGATATACTGACAAAAAATTCAACTTAGATTATTGTGCTATTCATAAATTGTTATTAACTTCATTATTACCAGTTAGAAGAAAGAAAACAATTTTAGATAGATTAAAGAAATTAACTTCTTTATTTTTAATAGCTTTTAAAAATATCAATATAGAAACAGACAAGATTTCTGAATTAAGTGATTTTAGAGAATATGTTAGTAAAAACTGGTCATCTAAGCATTTTATTGAAGTTGCATTCTTGATTGATGCTTACAGGAAATCAATCGAATGAGCGCAATTCATCTACAATGTACAGGGATAGGGTTTGATTTTTAACGAATAAATAACTACAATATGAATGCAAAAGAATTTTTAGAGAGCTACAATATTTGGGTTGATCAACCTGATGTGTATGACCACGGAACTGTATTGAGGGAAATTGGATTAATAACACTGCTTGAAGAATACCACAAAGCTAAGTTGAAAGAAGATTTAATAAAATTTATAGAACACTTAATAAAAGTAGGTGTTATTGAATCGCTTTGCCCTAAATGCGGTTGTAATAAATTCGCTGATGTAGATGATGAGTACTGGTGCCTAAATGTTAACTGCAAACATGAGTGGGTAAAATGAACTCTAACGGCTCTAATATGAAATCGGTGGGGATTTGAAACTCTACCGCATCAAATAAAAATAAGTTTAATTAAAGCAGATGGGCTAACAATAGCACTGCAACCCCACTGTTTTATATTTATTGTTGTAGTGCCTTATTAATTATGGATGAATTACTGAAGGACGCAATCGAAATGACTATTGAAAATGGTGCAAGTACCTCATTATTGCAGCGGACATTTTCACTTGGATTTAATAAAGCAGATAAAATAATGGGTGAAATGGAAAGACTTGGAGTTGTCGGTAAATTTAGCGGAACTAAACCAAGAAAAGTGCTTATTAAAAGCATTGATGATATTAAGTGCGACTAATGCACTTTAATGGCCTGGGGTATGGAATCGGTGTTTTAACAACAAACTTAAATATTATGAAAGATAAATTAGAAGCTTTAAAACAACAGTACATAACCATGCGTGAGCAATCACGAGCTATGAAGCAATATGTAAAAGATAGTGATGATATTATAAAACTAGATGCTGGTATAGTTACTTTTGATTTAGTGATTGAGGATTTGGAAAAGTTGTTAAAAGACTGTGCTATATTTGGTGTTAGTGTTTCGTTGCCCTCTGATGAAGAAATTAGAGAGCCTATACAAAATGCGCTATACTCAACAGATAGATTTATGACTCATGAGTGCACTGAATTGTCTGATGGAATACTGACCTACTTAAATGAAGCTGGATATAAGGTAGTGAGGGTTGAGGTTAATTGTGCGAACTGCAGACATGTAACTAGAGTAGATGCACGAACACCCTGCCCAAGTTGTCAAAATTTTGATATGTTTAATAATTAACTTAAATACACCCAGTTGGGACATGTAGACCTTCGTAACACTGAAATAAATTAATAACACCGAACTAAAACTTTTTATAATGACAGACTTAGAATTTTTACTAACAGCAATTATCGCTTCAGAAACTGGAATAATATTGGCTTTCATAAAAAACATTATAAAACGTTGTCCCCAGGATGAAACCCCGAAGGTTGGGACAAATAAAGAGACAAAGGAAGTTTGCCCTGAATGCAATAATACAGGGATAACAAAAATACCATTTACAGATAGAATTGAATCACCCTGTTGGGTTTGTGGGCAAACAAAATTGATATGAAAACTTATTATGCTGAATGTACGGTTAGCTTTACCGACAACTCCGAAAAAGAACCTTGGGAAAGTAGCGAAACATATAGCTACATAATTGAAGCAAGCAACAAAAAGCAAGGTAAAGCGGATGCTAAAAAAAGAGCAATTGAAGAACTTGAACGAGAATTGGGGAAGATGGACGATGTGAAAGTTGTTATTGATACCTTCCATGAAACTTTCGAGGGTGCGAGGGCAAATTAATGCTAACTAGTGTGTAACATTACCTTTTGTATTACAAATAAGGATTAAAATAATGAATAACAACTCAATAAAAAAGGCTGTACATTACGCACAGCCTTTTTAACTATTATGAAAAACCCAACCTACTTTACTTTTTGCGGTATAGTCTTTATAAAATATCCTACTACAGCACCACCAACAGCCTTCAATAAAGCCAACCAAGTGAACGTTACATCTGTAAATAAAGTACCTGCATAAGTCATAAATGCCATACCTATGGCGATTATACCACCAGATATAAAGTCCCTGGCTTGAACTCCGAATTTATCCGAGACAGACGGGAATAAATAGTTTTTACCAGCATAGATAATAGTAAAGCCTATAGTCACAATTGCAGTGTAGGCAATATTAAATACTTCCATGTCTGATAATTCGGTTGCTAAATAGCCTATTAAAGCCATTATAAACCCCTTCCAAAATGCATTTAATTTCATTTTTCTTTTCTTTTAGTTAATAAAATTATATTAAAATTGTTATCGTTGCTCCATTTCGCCGTTTAAATTTATCATCAATATAATATCCTTTTATAATTAGCCCTATTGAAATCCTTTCGGAAATTTTCCATTTTGGGTTATAGGAATAAGAAAAATTATAAAGCTTTGAATTGAAAGCTGCATCAATTTTTAGGCTTTTGTATTGCAGGGATATATAAGCACCATAAATCATTTTATCAGAATAACTTATATCTCCTCCTATTCGACCTATAATATCTTTTATATTCATAGAGTAGTATACATTACAAGATGATATATTGATGCCTTTTTCAGTATCAGTTACATGACCAAGCTTAAAATATTGATTAAATACATTCAATTTAAAACTATGATAATAAGTTCCTCGGTCACGTTCGAAACTAACACGCGCTAAAATTTCAATTTTATTAAATATTGTATCCATTACCCCAAAACCTAAAAGATAATCAGAGATAGTGTCTATTTTTGCAGTTCTATCATATATTTCAAATATTATTTGAGTCTTCGCCGAAAAGCAAAAAACTATCATAAATAATATTAATAATGATTTCCTTTTAGATAACACACGTTTAAGTATACCAGGTTTGCGTTGTTTCCTTCGTTTCTCGCGTGTTTCTGTTGTTATCCTAGGATTTATATCGTTTTCAATGTTACTACCCTTATTTCGCTTTATTTTCACTACTTCTTTAGCTATTTTATTTGTGGTGCTTTGTTTTTTATATAGTAACCAGCCCATAAAAAAAGATGTAGCAGTAGCACACATTGCCCAACCTAATACCATTAATAGTGCTTTATCGGTCATTCTCAGTAAGTTTATATTTTTTAAACTATTACAAATCCTCAATCTTAAATGATGGGCAATCTTTCGAGCTAAATTCATAATGCCCGTGTATTGTTGAATCAGGCCAATTATCTTGAATTGTTTCAACAAGCATTCTTAAAGCATGTTTTTGTTGTGGTGTTCTAGTATCTTTTGGCGTTTTGCCGTCTTTTTCAACACCTCCGACATAAGAAATTCCTATACTATTTTTGTTTTGTCCTTTGCAATGAGCACCCATTTGATTTTCTGGCCTACATCTTGAAATCACCCCATTAAGTTGAATTACATAATGATAGCCTATAGTTCGAAAGCCTCTTGCTTTATGCCATGCTGTGATTTCTTTAACTGTTGTCTTTCTTCCTTCTGGTGTTGCCGTACAGTGGAGTATAATCTTATCAATATGTCTCATTTCTTTGTCTTTCTTTTTCTCCAATAAGTAAATAATTGTATTATTTAATTCATCACTAATTAGTTAAATTATTTAATCGTTCAGTATTTCCATTAATATTTTCCATCATTAAGTTAATTAATTGCACATCTGGCTTTTTTTCTAATTCAATACCCTGTCTTACTACTTCCTTATTGGTGTTTGCCAAAGCATTTTTAGTATTAAAATAAAAAGCAACGGCAGTAATTATAATTCCAAGTAATGCTGGAGTTAATATTAATATTAGGGTCAATTTAAGCTGTTGTAGAAATGCTTTTTCTTGATGACTCATGAGTTTTTATTTTATAGATTATTATTCATATTCAACAGATCTTTCACCATTAGAATATTCTCCAATTGTGTCATCAGTAAACATCCAATATATTACAGTTCGTTGAGAAGCTACATTTACTGTAATAGTCCAAGTTTGTTCAGTTGTCCCATCTTCAGCAGTAATTACTATATTAAAAGGAATACTATAATTTTGATCTGTTCCTGTATTTGGAACAGAAGTTGCTCCTGTAGATAATGTCCAATCAGCAATTAAACTTGAAGCATCAGTTCCGAACGGCATATTTACTACTCCGGTATGGTTTGTTGCATTTAAAGAGCTATTTATTTGATCCGGAATTATAAGTGTTAATATATCTGTTTCTATACTAGGAGCAACTACGTACACCGTTGCAGTATAAGTAGACTGAGTTGTTCCATTAGCTGCTGTTGTCGTATATACTACAGGATTACTGAAATCTTCCGGAACCCCACTGGCTGGATTTATAATAGAACCTGGGGATGTTATTATTGTTGGAGTTAAAGATGTCACGTTTGTACCATACGGCATACTTACAGCCACAGTATCTGCAATAGTATCGATACCTGTTAATCCTACTTGCTCAGGAATAATAAATGATAAAATATGAGAAGCAGCACTGTCTATAGATGTAAATTCGTATGCGCCTATAGAGGGGGTAATGGGGTTCCTTAAATTACCTAAAATATCATATTTACCTATAGTATCAATTTTTCCTTCTACATCAGTTGCTATATGTGTTAAGTAAGTACCAGCACTAACCGCAGAAGAACTCTCTGTTAATCTATAATCTCCAGATGAATAATCTACAAATAAAGGATTTGCTGGCGTTGGTGAATTAGCATCAAACGTGGGATTTGCGGACTGATAGGATGACCAGTTGTTTATGTTATAATAACCATGTAGTCCTCCTGTAAAAGTACGGTCTGTTTGTACAACTTCTTGCCAATAGAGATTATAATCTCTATTTAAATAATTAGATGGTGTATGTTCCATCAATACTCCATAATTCAATAGTGCTGGGGAAGCAGGTAAATTCTGATAAAGTATATTGTTTTGATAATAATTATTTGTAGAGGAATTAAAACTGATATTAGAATAGGGGCTAGATATTCCATTTGGATTGTGGCCTACTATAGTATTATACCAGACGTAATTACTATCTGTAATCTCTAACAAGAGATTTCGTGCCGTAGCAGATCGAAAAACATTATTTACTATATAAATATTTTTCAATATAATCCCACCTCTCTGTGTAAATAATTGATTAGAAGATTCATCCTCAGCGTTCATAAGGATTTCGGTATCATCTATAATATTATTGTAAAAATAAAAATTCCACATAGTATCTGATCTCTCTGTAAAATCCCTGTCTCCGGTTGAAGCCAGATCAAATGAGGTAGTATGTTGACCCCTTTTAAAAGTATTATTGCGAATGAATACTTCACTTATTAATCTTCGATCATCAAATCCTCTATCAAGATATAAGTTATATGATATTGCCCTACGACCACAATCTGAAAAGAAACAATTCTCAATTATAGCATCTGAATGCCATGTAGATATTCCATAACCTGTTGCAGAACCTTTTTGTCCAATATATCCTATAGTATTGTCTCGAAACACTTGACCATTAGCATTATATCCCGGATATCCAGCTCTAAAACCTTCTCTTTTTGAAAACTTTAAGGTTAAATTTTCAAATTTGTGATAATCTTCAGGGCTACCATCATCCATAAAAATTATAGAATTTCTTTGAGGGGCTTCTATACTATCATAAGCATTATCTGGATCAGAGGTTGAAAAAATATAAAAAGTAGTTCCATTGATTGTCCAGTCAAATTCATTTATTAATTGAGAAAATCCAGCATCAAAAGATTGATAATCACCCCAAGATGCAGAATCATCTGTTATAAAAAATATTTCAGCAGGATATGTTGTTCGTGGATTACTTAAAGATGTAACTACTTGCCAAATATTAGATGTGCCAGTAACAGTCCATCCAGACAATCTCTCTGATCCATACAACCTAGCATTAGAGCTGCCATTATAAGTACCAAAATAAATCCAATCAGATAAGGTTCCACTTTCTTCTATATTTAAACTTTCTCGCCAGGTCATACCTGAATGAAATAAAACAGAATCTCCCGGTTGCAATGTAGTTGAGTTAACTTGATTTATAGTTCTCCAAGCGTCCACAGTAGATGTTCCTGAATTACCATCATCTCCATTAACCGCATCTACATAATAATTAGTTTGGGAACTACCAATTATACTATATAATATGATGCCAATTGATATTAATAATTTTTTCATGATTATATTTTTATTTTATAAATTTCCACCTTCCCAATCATCTCCAGTTTTGATTGAACTATCATTATTTCCAGCAACACCAGTATAACCTGAACTTAAATCAGAATCAGTAAATTGACCCGTGCCACCAGTTAAACCGGTATCTAAAACACCACCAATATAACATGATATTGTGTTCCCTGAAACTTCTATTCTCGTTGTAAATTCATTTCCAGAGCCACTATTAATACCTAATTGAGTCTCGACACCACTTACAATTTTATAACAAATAGTATTTCCGTTCTCATTAATATAAAAATATCCATTCTGCCCATCTGTAGACATTCTAACTCCGACTCCCATACCTCTTGAACTAACTCCAGTAGTATTAATTTGAGAAAATTGATTAATACCTGATGTTTGATTATGGTATATGAAAATATCGCCCGTCGAATTTGGATATATTGCAGATCCATTACAAGTCATAACTCCGGTGCCTTGTACCCAATCACCTTGTCCAGCCAAAGCCGTTCCGTTTAAATAACTGTTAAAATCATCTGAGTGGAAAGAAGGCCCAGTTACATTATTTGTTACTGTTTTATTGACGAAAGACGGGGTTTCTCTGTTACTGCTGTCTTGTAATACCGTATCCCCCTTTGTATAACTCAATAATAAATCTGTATTTGAACTTATAGTTGAGTCTAATGGTAGAAACACGGAATCATAATTTACCCTAACAGTATTAATGCCAAAAACAGTTCCATCTTCTGTTAAATCAAAAGATGATACCGGGGGAGTACTATCTGAGTGAAAATTAGCATCAGCTATTCCAAGAAGTATTGAGTCATTATATATACCAACTTCCCATGATATAAATAAAGGGGGTCTTCCACCTAAAAATTCCCAAATAGCATCTACATCTTCTGTATGGGCTAAAATTATTGAATCTTCTCTGGTAACTCTAATAGAATTTAATGAATCAATATAAGCATAAACATGAACAGAATCAAAAGAAGAACCTCCTCCTAAATTTACTTCTGCCCAAAATCTTGTAATATATCCATTTGTATTGTATGTATTTGAATCAGAAAGAAATGTGAGTGAATCCCGCATAGCTACATTAACAATTAATCTTGTATTAGCTGTATCTATTTTAGATTCCAATAAACTATCAATTGCATGTGGGGTTTGGTAAGTATCTCCTGAATCGGCTGCTACTAAATCTCCAGAACCAGCTCCAGTTGCATTTAAAGTATTACCAGACCATTCTAGACCAGTACCTGCATCAATAACCGTACTAGGTGTAGTTCTGAAAGTAGTATTTGGAGTAATTAATCCTTCAAGATAACTATCATTATCATTGACTCTATCAATAATTGTATCCGTTAAATCTCCACACTCTAATTCTCTTAATTGAGCGTCAATATTAAAAGATATTAATATAACTGCTATTAAAACTATGAGCTTTTTCATATTATTAATTCTTTTTCGTTTTTAAAATAATCATCCATAAAATTAAGCAACTCTATATCTATGTATGATGTTTCACACCCAAAAATAACCCCACATTCAAATACTTCACCACAATTAAGTACTTTAATTGTATCAATAGGCTCTGGTATTATTACTTTAGTTATAATAACAATACCTCTAGGAGCAATAAATCGATGATTTATAATCTTTGCTTTTTGAGCAAAAATAGATATCGATATAAATATTAATGGTATTAAAATTAGTTTTTTCATAGTATTAATCTAAAATTCCATTAAAATGCATATTCGTATTTTGTATAGTACTATTAGCACCAGTTGTAATTCTAAACATTAATCCACCACCATTATCTCCTGTAATAAATGTATTTAGATTATCTCGTTTCCAACTTCCAACAGATCCTAATGTTACACCAAGAAATCCAGCTTGATCAATTGATCTTGTAGCTATAGCCCCATTTCCTGGAATAAAACCAGTTGCTGCATAAGTCCATCCTGTATTAGTGTGATGCAGTAATTCTATATCAAACCCGGTAGCATCTGTTTGCCCACCCCTCCAAGTACATTCTAAACCAATTATATAAAAATCCTGATTCCACATATCGTCATATTTAGCATACCCTCTGTTAAAGGTTAGTGAAGCTGTTGTTGGAGAACCGCTAATAGTCACAAAAGCATAAGTAACTGTCCCATTAAATTTTTCACCTTCAAAATAGTCATCTGTTGAAACCGATGTAATGTCTGTTATTAAAGTGTCAATATGCCCTGGTTCTATAGTCCCATCATCAAAAGTGGCGGTACCCGTAATGGTTAACCCGACCACACCAGCATCTGTAGTCCCAGCGCCACCGGCTACCACCCAAGGATGTGCTTCATAACCATTATCAGAAACACCAAATGTTTCAGTAGCTGCTAAAGTTCCCAATGTTACATCTGTAGTTGTAGTTTCATAAAAACCAGCTTCATAATAAGTTCCTGCATTAATACTTTGATTTGACCAGTTATAAGATTTAGTAATAGGTAATCTTTTTAATGCTAATGATGGACTAACTCGTATTATACCATTAGTAGGATGTACTTTTAAACATCCGCCAACTACTATAACTTCACCTGTAATATCTACTTTAGTATTTGTTGTTGTTGAATCATTACTTAAAAATACAGCACCCATTAAAGATAAATGATCTGTAGGTACTCCATGAACATCACCTCTAGTACATCCATACCCCCAATTATTTGGAGGAATATCCATTGTAATTAATCCTTGAAAAGCTAAAGCTGTGGGAGTGTTTGCTGAGGATAAGCCTATTGTAGCTATAGAATCACCAATGGACATACCAAAATAAAATGGAGTGCCATTTTTTATAGTATCAGATGTATTATTATAAACTTGTTCTAAATCCTCAAGAGCTCCTTGCCATATAACACTATCTTGTCCTGTTCTCATTTCGAACATTCCTACAGATTCATTAAATCTAATCTCATACCCTCCTATGGTTATTTTCTTAAAGGAAGCCGTAGACGTTGTGTCAATTAACCCAGACTTTAATGCTAATGAGTATTTACCTATTTGGGGTAGACTGATAAGAGATATACTATTTGCTATAAAATTCTCAACCTTTTTACCTAAAATTAAGCTATCGTATAGTCTAAAGTCTAATGCATCAGAAATGCTAACACCAAAAATACCCATCCTTCCTACAGAGTCTACTCCAATTGCCATAACTGTATTTAGAACATTACTATATTGATCCCAAGTAATTCCATAATCCTTAGAGTAATATACTTTATCTTTAGAGGCATACATATATCTTCCGGAATTACTCATATCGACCGATCTCCAAAAACTTGGAGGTAAAGTTGTTTGTTCCTCCCAAGTAACTCCATAATCTCTTGATATAGATACGTATCCTGGAATCGTAAATCCTGCAATAATCATATATTTTCCTGTGTACGACATAGACGCATCCTTATATGTATTAACTATATTTCCTGTAAGTGGTGCATCAACCTTACTAAAAGTTACTCCATAATCAGATGATACATAAGTCGAGTCACAGCTAATTAGCATATATTGCCCATTTCCTGATACTGCTGAGGCATTCCATAGACGATTAGTAGGTGTTGTAGTCCAAGTAGCTCCATAGTCATTAGATACTTCTATACCACCTCCTTCTATACCTGTTACTTGGTATTGACCACTTGCCGATACACCTACAGTAAGCCTATTTCCAGAATTACCTACATTTGTAAACGTTCCTCCATAGTCAATAGATCTTGAAATTCTCCCTCCATCTGAAGCTAAAGTTATATACTGACCTGTTGAGGATATATCTCCGTACTCAAAAAGAGAAGATATTCCAACTTGTGCATAATTATCCCCCCCATCACTTGATAAGTAAATCTCATTATTACCTCCATCAATCAAAATTCTGTATGTTCCATCAGAAGATAAGGCTGTGCTTCTCCAAGAAGAGCTAATTCCTGTACTAGATATTGTAACTCCTTCCTTGTAATTTATTACAGAAGTGTCCACTGAGATTTCATTACCATTTATTGATATTAGATTACCTTGTTCTGCTATAAAATTAGTAGTGTCTGCAATTCCATCTTTAAGAGCTAATTTAAATGTTCCTGTTTGTGGAAGATAATCAAGATTTAATTCATTAGATAATAACATTACCCCTATTTGTGAAGAATCTGATGTAACACTTTTAAATTTGGCATGTAATATTTTACCTGAAATAGAATCAAAAGAAACTTTTAAAAGTGTATCTGATGGATTGGCTATCCAAAATTTATCTTTTTTAATACCTTGTTTTATTGTAGTTACGTCTAATAAAACAAGCCCATCAGTACCAGGTACATGGCTTACTGCAATAAATGCTGTAGTATTAGCCGTAGAATCACGTTGCCGTAATTCTGCAAAATTTCTACCTAGATTTAATCTAGAATAAGAATGTGGGGCTTTACCAATTGTAAATTCTAATTTACTATACGTTTCTATAGGTGAATTAAAAGAGATTCTAGCAATTGAATCTTGACTTACATAACTGTCAAATTTAAGTAAGCCTAATATAGCTGAGTCTTTAGCTTCTATATAATAGAAGCTACTATCACCACCAGTAGCATTCAAAGCAAACGATGCTATATCCGCATATCTTGCAGAATCTACATATGCGCTAGTTAAAGATGTACCATCATTAAAATTAGCCGAATCTACAGTTATTGACCGAACAGATATGGAATTACTGGTATCACCACCAACAACATATGTTCCATCTGTAAAGAATAGAGTATCTATTTTATATAAATTACCTCCACTCCCAGTGCTATTACTAATATCTATATAAATAGTGTTTAAGCCGCTTATAGTTCCGATGGAGCTTTGATGGGTTACAATGCATTTAAAATAGTTTCCTGCATCTATATACCCTCCTGTAAGCTTATATAAAGCATAATTGTTTACATCTGTCTGAATTGTTATAGCACTTCCAGTATCTGTCATTGCAATAAAATTATTATTTGCAACTCCATCTTCATCGAAATAATCTATATACATTTCTGTTACATTGGATGGATCGGCATTATTCAACCTAAAAAGACCGACACCCGGACGAGCATCCACTGTACTTGGATTAAACGTGTATGGGAAATTGAACGGTAATGTTGGCTCTGCTAGCTCAATTAAATCTCTTATATCTTGTTTAGTTGATAAAGTATCATTATTCTGACTTATAAAATAAGTTCCATTAAAATTCCATTCTATACCTCGAATTGTAAAGATCATATCTCCAGATGTAGCCGTAAAAAACTGATCAAACTGGGTATTAACATTGAATGATGATAATTCACTATTCGGAGTTCCAAATCTAAGTAAATGATCATCCCCTTTTATTTCTGTATTCGTAGTTAATGTATCCCCTAAACCCATTGAGTTACCGTCTAAACTCATTCCGTTTCCTGCATCTCTGTAGATTGGTTCTGAGTATATCTTTGTTCCATCGGTAAATTCGACTGTATCAATTTTAATAACAAATGTTGTGTCGCTTTCCAACACCCATTCTCCATTTTGGTATAAGCAGCTTATAGTATCTCCATTTTGAGTTGTAATATACCCTTTCCTTAATTTAGCTTGTCCAAACAAACTAATAGGAACTAAAATTGCTAGTAATAATATTATCTTTTTCATAATTATCTGAATGTTATTAAGCCGTTCCATGTACCTGCATCAATTACCCCACCGAAATCTAACTGTATGGTATCTTCATCAACATAAACCATTATCTGTGTTACTTCTTCGAATCCTCCGTTTGGCCTTTTTAAAGTTAATTTTGGAAATTCAGTGTTTAACTCATGATTTGTAAAACTTGTAGGTAGAACACCATTAACTAAATCAGAATTATCAAAACTAAAAGGAAATTCCTTTAACCTTAATTCTATATCCTGTGCATTAGCGTTTACGATATCCTTAATATCTTGAAAATCTTCTGCCGTAGCTTGTTCTTCCCTATTTACAACAGGAACCGCATTGCTTTTGTTTCCGTATGTTATTTCTCCTTGTGCCATTATCTTAAGATATTATTTTCCACTGGTATTGCTGTAATTTCAAAATTATCTAAACTACTACTAGGAAGAATAAATCCTCCCTGCAAGATAGTGATTATTTTGTATTTTCCCTTCATTCTACCTACAGGGATATCCTGCCTTATGTTATTTGGGAAGGTTCCATTTGAGTTGTCATTGTAAGCAATAAGTGGGATATTTACTTTGTTTTTATTCAGGTCTTGCTTACCCCACAAGCCAAAAGTGAAGTATCCATTTGAATCATCTCTGTATAATTCACACCTGGATATTAACCTTTGTATTTTTTTGTATTGATCCGGATTTTGTATTTTAATGGACCGGGTTAATAAATGTGTATATACTTTCTGAGACATATCTTCACCACTTAAAATATCAAATGTAGATTCACTTCTTACTAAATATCTACTATAAACCTCTCCTTCATCGGTGTTTAGTATACTATTAAAATCTATAACCTCACTAAAAACATAAGTACTCATTGTCCATTGTTTAGTCTTTAGGTTAAAAATTAATGAAAAATTTTTATCTGGATTACTACACCATACATTGTCTCTTCTTCCATCGAAAGCGAATAAGGCTCCTTTCATGTAATCAACTATATCCGTTAATTGATAATCATTACCTGAAAGATTAGCAGTAAGTAGATCATAGTTAGGATAGGTCGTATTATTATCAGGAAAATCACCATTTCCATACTCAGGAAAATAATCTTTTGTAATATTTATTGGTTTACCATCGTTAATTATAATTAAACCTTTATCACTTACATATATTAGATTTTGATCTATTAAAACGTTGTTTTCTGATAAGACTGGTAGATGAACCGTTCTTGTTATTGATTGAATTAAAGTAATACCCGTTGGATTAAAATTAACTGTATAAACTCCATCACTTGTACCAATCATTAAAGGTGCTATATAATCTGCATTTGTCGGGTCTACACTGTTGCTACCTACGAACATTATTCTACCTTCACCAACCCTATAAGAATTTATTGCCGGCCACACAGAAAACTCTCCTGATTCGGAAAATTGAAGCCTATTTTCTGAGGTATAAAATATAGGATCCGTTACTATTGAAAGTACCGATTTATCTGCATCACCATATATAATATTAGCTGATGGTTTTAAACCCCATTCAAAATTAGTCCCGATAATGGCAGCACTTAAAGTAGAATTACTCACAGCTGAAAAATTAAAAGCACAAGACATATTATGCGCTTTATTTGCCCTTGTCTTATACAGTAATACCGGATTGGGTAAACTTGCGTTGGCCCCTACGTAACTAGCTCTTGAATCAGGATAAGATAGAATACCTCTTGATGTTATAAAGGAGGTTCCAAATAACACATTTATTTCTGTGTCGATTTCGAATATTCCTTCTAAATCACCATCTTCTGTATTGATATGAAACCCAACTCTTGATGGACTCTTATTTAAAGAAAGTGCTCGTATGTGACCAATAGACAATACTGTTTTAGGCTTGCTTACTATCAGTAAGCCATTATTAGATGTTATTTTGCCGAAAATTTTATGATACGAAAAATTATCTATAGGCATTACCAATCCTGCAGCAATAGTATTTACATCTACTTTAGAATATTCATTTGCCACATAACCTAACTCAGAATCTATTTCACCAACAAAAAATAATACGTTTTCATTCGTTAAGCTAGTACCTGGTTTCTGTATTGTCTTTACAAGGTAAAATGGTTCTTCTGATAATTTCTGAACCTCACCCTTTACATTATCACCTGTGAAAAATACTCTTGCATTAGCAAGTAATGTTGTATCTTCACTATTCTCTGTTATATAATAAGGTGTTGATGCATAGATATTAATAGCTGAAACTTCATCTTCTAGCAAATCAACATCTTCAAAATCAAGATTAGTATTTATTAGTGTATGTATATTTGTTAATGCATCACCTTTACTGAAATTTGATGTTCCTGTGTTTACGGAAAACATATAATATGGATATATAGGTGTGTGCAATACTTCCTCTCCTGTGTTTAAAACAAGCGTAAATCTTATTAGAATTATGCCACATTGAGTTACAAGTACGTGCGTGTCTCCATTCATTGGAATTAAACCTGAATATGATCCTGTTATCGGATAGTATGGTATTAAACTCTTCCATGCATACATATCTTTTACCTCGTACTCTTCAGTTGTTTCATTATATTGTAGCCTGTAATAAAACTCTTGGGAAATATTCATAAAATAAATTAACCCATTGAGTATAGTAAATGATAAAGATTCAAAATCTGTTACTCTCGGAAAACCATGAATAAATTCTTGATGTTGAATTTGTTCACCATCAATAACAATACCACGCCAGATTAACAGTCCGTTACTAGTAAATGCTAATAAATTTATCTGATCCTCGTCTGAAACCTTATGAAATATAATGTTATTCGTTGTCTCCGTAGTATTAGGGAAAGTTGTTTCTAATCTTTCAGGTATAGGTCTATAAGAACCATCCTTCCATTGAAGGTTTATAGATTCTTTTAGGAACCCATCCTGAACATTTCGTTCATTATCTTTTATATTTATCCCTCTCGGTTGCACTTTATACATTATCTAATATTTTCTACTCTCTGCATTCCTTGTTCTGCTATTTTACCTGCATCTACTTCTTGATTTTCTTGCGTGGGCTGTAAATTACCTTGTGAAATATCCCCTCCTGCATTTGGAACTGGTACTCCACCTTGCATAATTTGGTTTTTATTATACTCCTGTAATTTCTGCTTTGCCTGAATCATTACTGGATTATTTGATATATCCAAGAATACCTCGAAAGGTAATAATTGATCACGAACAAGTTGAAGTAATTCTTTTTCTAATTCAAATCTATAAGCTGGAGAATTAGTACCCTTACTTTGGTGCATGTTAAACTCGTAATTATTAAACTCTTTTGGATAGATCTCTTGGCCAGTAATTTTTAAGTAGTCGTGTTTAGTATATCCTTCAAGGATAAACATTAAAATAAGCTCATCTCGCTGCAATAACACATCAAGGAAGACCTCGAATGTATCCTTTACATTCAACCCTGCATTTTGACTCTCTAAAGCGTATCCTGTTGCAGTGGTGTTTGAGCTACTAGTCTTCCCTTGTGCTGCTCCATAATTACCGCTTATCTCGTCAACAAGACCTCCATATAAATCAATCATTTGTTGTACTTGATTGCCAATGTTTGTAGAGGCCGCATATACCTGTTTTGGCATTACATCTTTCGCATCGTACCCATCTCTCATTTGTACTATAACAGCACCATCAGTTTTCTTTACCTCCCTGATATACTCTTTGTTGGTCATATCATCTGGAACACTGGTACTTGGTATCAACCACATACCTTTAGAAGCATTTGATATAATTGAGTCAGCTTGCAATATCTGCCTATCAAAACCTAATTGAGCGGGTAAAACTTCTTCGATTAACCCCCATATTTCACCATTAATATCTGGTGATGGAATTACGTAAGGCATTATTCCGTTTTTGTAAGGGCTTTCTCTTACATCTAACAATAATCCCCATGGTGTAATATATGATACGTACCATCTACTTCTAAATTCGGTTGTTACTCGAATCAGTAAATCCTCGTGATCTATATCATTTTCAGAATTAGCAATACGCTCGTCATTTATATTTTTAATCTCTTTTTTAACATCTTCAGGATCTCTCCATTTGTAAGTCTTAAACTCATTACCTATAACTTCCAATGGATCGTATGTTGAAGCCTCGTAATCGCTTACTTTCGTCCATATCTCGAAATAACGATATGATGAATTACCTACTCCTTGCGAGTAGAAAGTTAAATTCCTTAGCTCATCACCAGTATAAGATTGTGTGCTATACGTCGCTTGCTTACGCTCATTGCCTTGGTACTTAACATATGATTGCCTTATATCTAATCCCCTCTCGTAATCATCCCCGGCAAACATTTCTATAATATCATTTACATCTGTATCATGTATCTCGTAAGCTGTATTAAGATTAGCAAAATCCTCATCTGTTATACCTGGGTTTACACCAAATTTCGCAGTGTTAACAACACGGAATCGAACATCTTTTTTAGTCATATTGTTCTTACTTCCCCACAAAACTTTAAATACTGGTCTACCAGAATGAAGCATTTCCTTCATATTTCTAGCGTCCTTTTGTTTCGCCTTATTGCTGTTTTTTACCCTGTTTAAGCATTCAGTTAAAATATGGGCTAATTCCTGCCCCCTGATATCCTTGCTTTCACATTTAACTACATTACCAGTGTTTATCTCTCTAAATTGACCTATTAATGATCGTCCAAGTTTAGATACCACATTATAAGTTAATTGGGGTATATTTCTACGCTTTAGATATTGCCCTTGAGTTATATGTCTTTTTAACTCTGCATCATATACTAACTCCCCGAAATGCCTTCCACGGGTAAAGTCAATATTTCTTTGCCTACGTGCTCTGAAATCTTGTTCAGCATAATACTGGTGCTCCAAGGTTCTAAGAAGTTCCATTGGGGTCATATTTAATTTACCAAATAAATAAACCTCAAGAATTTCTTTCTGATCATCTTTAGGCTTAATTTCATTAGCTGGCATACTTATAGTTCTACGCCCTTGCATCTTGTTTCTACGCAATGCATCTTTAATGTCTTCCTTGCCCTGTATGTAATTAAACTCCTGCATAGTTATATTATCTTATTAAACTCCTGCGATCATATATTGCGTTTGCAAACCTTTCTCGCTTCTTACCCAAAATTTAGCTTGTGAACGACTTTGCTCATATTTACGGGTATACTCCATAGCTTTCTTGTCGTAGCCTACTGCAAGATACAATTCTTTAAGCATGTAATTTTTTAATGAATCCTTCAAATACTTAAGAACTTCATCAAAAATATTTGGGTCAACCCGAATATCTTTTAAAGTTTCCGAAGTGTAATTCATCTTATCTCTCCTGGTATCCATATTTTGATACCGGTATATAATCTTACCTTCATTCCAAAGGCTATCAAATTCAAATCTTGGACTCGGTAATACTTTAGGCACCAACGTATTTATTACAAGGTCATAACAAAATTCATCAGCTGCATTTTCAATAGCAACAGATATCGTACTTATATCGTCAGTTACCTCAAAATAATCATCACCAACAGTATCGCTATTTAATGTTCTTGTAGGACCGGCGATATCATTATAACTTATTGTAACATCTGCTGAACCGGAACGATGCTTAAGTGTTACCCCAGATACTTTTACAAGATTTCTATTTTCCCAGGTATGTTCTGCCTTTAGATAGGAAATTCTTATGTTATCGTTTATGGATGGTAGTTTTACATCATCTGCGGCAACAAGAGCTTTAACCCATCCAATAGCATTGTATTTTGATCCATTAACTTGGTATGTAAAAGTAAAATCTACGGAGGCGTTTGAAACTACTAACTCAATAATTTGAGCTACATTATTATTCCGGATGTTCTCGCTATGATCAAAATTCCCAAGCGTTCCTGCAATTCCTCCAAGAAAACCAGCTAAATCATACGCTAAATAATTATTTGTTATATTACTTTGCTCTGGTAAAGTAATCGTTCCTAACGTGATGCCATCAACAATTATAGTAATATCCCCATAACCGGCAACCCATGAAAGATAAAGATTATCGATATAAATATTTGATGGATCTGGATTAGTCCATGTTTGATCGCCTGATACATTAGGATTATCATCTACGTATGATTGAGCATCAAAGACACCTTCCGGGATAAGTCGCTGTAGTGGTGAGAATATAGGAAGTAAGTCTTTAGCTCCTTCTTCTAAAAAATCCCGGGATATTCTATCTCCATCTCCATGAAGTTCTGAAAATATTTTCTGCGTCTTAGTATGCCGGCTAAAATAAGGGTCAGCATTTGTAGCCAATGAACTAATTCTAGCAACCTTCTTGTATACATCTTCAATATCAATTTCTGCCTCTACTATTGGCACCCCGTTAATATAGCAATTATCAAGACCTGTATTTACTATTTGTAGGTTGTTTGACATAATTAATCATGTAATCGATACAAATCACCAGATAAATTATCAATAAGCTCTAATGCTTTCTTAAGCAGCTCGTTTTCCTTATTTACATTTCCATCAGTTCGGTACAAAGAAACTAGAACATAGTAAATAAGAGCATCTTCTGTGTTGTCTCTTAACCTAGTGGTTATAGCTGCTGTTTGATTAGCCTCTAATGGAGGATCATTTTCGAAAAACCGGTAAACAATATTACCACTATCATCTAAATCATATTCGAATGCAACTCCAACGACATTCCCCTGGCGAGAAATATATGCTTTTAATACTTCTTTTGCGGCTTCCTTTAAAAAGTCCGAAGTGATTCTATCACCTTCGCCATGAAGCTGAGAATATTGTTTTACCTCAGTACTTGAGCCTTTATAAAATGGATCCGTTTCAGCAGCTACGGACGATCTCCTAGCAACCTCTTTAAATACTGTTGCAATTGGTATTGTAATCGTAATATCAGCCATAATAGTTTCGTTTAGTCATGTAAATAATATAAATTTCGTTCAATGTTTGAAGCTAATTTCTCGTACTTAGCCTTGAAATAATTCTCCATATCCCCTTTGTCTTTTGCATTAAACCAAAGAACAGATAAATGTGAGTATATAGCGTTTTTAACATCCTCGCTTAATTGGCTTGTCAGTGCATCTGCTTGCGGTAAAGCCGGTTCCCCTTCATTGAAGCGGTAAACAACATCAATCCCATTGTATTCAAATGGAATTCCAGATGCATCACCTTGACGAGAAACAAAAAGTTTTGATACTTCTCGCGTTGACTCATCCAGGAAATTATTTAACGCATCCTTTTGGTCCGGACCAAACTCAAGTTGCTCAATCATAGGTGTATCACCTTCAGATATTTGCGATAAAGCAATATATGATGATCTCAACCAAGTAGTGTATTGAACACTAGATACCGGTATTGTTATTACAACATCCATTAATAATCAGAATTTCCAATTAATTCAATCCCTATTTTACGGGAATCATCTTTCTTCTTTTCTTTTTTAGGCTTATCACCTTCAATAAATTTATTTTTAGATTCCCAATCTTCTGCAGTTACAATTTTTGGAGCACAACCATTTTCATCAATAACAACATAACTTCCTGCCGGAACAGCCAATGTTAATTCCTGATCATCATAATCCTTATACTTTATTTCTTTATCTTCCGATACCTTAACGGCATCACCATCAGATTTACGGATGAAAGGCTTTCCACCTTCAGCAATAATCTTCATTAATTCCTTATCCTTACCATCGTCCATTTTTTCTATCTTGTCATTCTTGTCATTCATGATTTATAGTTTTAAAGTTTATTATTCGTGTTGTTCTATGGCGTTTACTGTTTCTTCTCCTTTAATTACAGCTTCATCAATTCTTGATTTGATAATGTGTAGTTCCGTTGCCAATGCTTTTGTAACCTCATCAAATAGTTCGTCAGGCCATGTATTGCCGGAATCATCTGGAACGTTAGTGAATTTTATGTACTGGAATACATCAATCGTTGTTGCATCTCCGTTATTAATAGAAAAACATTCAATACGGGCATTAGCGAATACGACTGTATTACTTATAGCAATAACAGGATTTTGTTTACCTGCTCTTGAAAATGGATTGTTTTGCTTGGCATATTCTTCCCCATCAATAAGAATATACTTAGTTACCGGTTTAGCCCAAGCGGTTAACCGCATAGATACTAATTCCCAAAAATCTGATGGAGCTTTAAAAGCTATCTTTTGTTTAGTATAGTTATTCTGACTCTCACCATTAATTAAAGCATCTGAAAATAATACACCTTCTATTGCTAAATATCGCTTTAATTCATAAGGTAGTTCCTTAACTAAATCACGACAAACTTCTGGCAATATCTCTAAAGCCTGTTCGCGAATACTTGTCTCTGTAGTCGCTGCAGTAACAAACGAGGTTGGCACCTCATCAATGAGTGTTAACGCCCTATCTACTATTTCGGAAGCTGTCTTTGACATAGTTAAATTCTATTTTTTATCTGGTTTGATATTTTTTTGTGGTACCGGTTTTAATGCATCCAATGCTTTTTGAATTACAATATGCTCTCCTCGAGTACCTTTATAAACCATACATACATCTGTTAAGATTTTATGTGCTTCTTGTTTTTCCATTTAATTATTATTTAGGTACCCAACTTCCATTTTCATAAAAGTTAAATACATTAGTTGTTGTATTATGTATTATCATCCCGTTAACTGCAACTAAAGCATCTCTCTGAGTTGTAGTCATATTGCCTACCTGAACAGGGCCATTGTTACTTATAATAGCACCACCAACTTCTAATCCTAAATCATAAGCATATACACCTTCAGGAGTACTTGTCCCAACCATATATATGGTCGAGTTATCTGATTTAAGAAAAATACCTTGAGGACTAGCATTTTCATTACTAACATTATATAGATTTTTTAAGACTGCGGTTGTTACCATCCAAGGAGTAGATAAGTGATATTCATGTATATCGTCTTCAGCTGATCCATCCATAACATACATTCTTCGACCATCTGAACTAAAACGTACACAAGTTGGATTATCAATAGATGTTCCAAATGATCCTACATGTATTACATTGGAAAGTTCCCAATTAGTAGATAAACTATACTGTTGTACTGCATCACTACTAGTACCAATAATATAGAGTTTTCCACCATCAGGACTAATATCAACACCACCAGGTGATGTTTCTTCATTACTAACATCTAATTCTTCAACATAGTTAAATGTTGCAAGATTCCATGCTAAAATTGAAGTCCATCTACTAACAATATCATTACTAGCATCGGAAAGATACATAGTTCTACCGTTAGGGCTAAAACAAATACCTGTTGCATTATTACTATATAATTCAACACTTTTAGTAGTTGGTGTACCAACTGTAGATAAGTCCCAAGCAATTGATAAAGGGTATTCCCAAATTGTACTATCTCCTACACCTCCATTAGCTAAACCAACAATATACAATTTCTCTCCATTAGAACTAAAAGCTAATCCTCTTTCTGCTATATTCTCGGCACTACTATCATAATAACTATTTGGAATTGCTGTATGTGTATGTCCTAAACTAAAATTTCGTTCAGCAGCTTCATTCTGCATAGAGTTATCATGAAATCGTAGACTATTTTCTATATACACGCCACCAGTTAATGATGGATTATCCTGTGGAGCTTTATTATCCACTTCAGCATTTAATGTTGCAATATCCACACCATCTACTGTACCTGATACTGTAATATTTCCAGTTAAAGTAAGTGAACCATTACTATTTAATACCATTAAATCAACATCATCACTATCTTTAAAATAGAATTTTTTATCCCCTTCATTATCCCCTACTTTAAAAATTATATCATCAGTAACAGAATTAATTGTAAAATCAACTTGTGCTTGTAATGTCAAAGGACGACTAGCATGGATATAGGCATTTCTACTGGCACTTATATAAAATCTGATGTAATCGTTACCTTCTGATGCCCTGCGCCATACTTTAAAGATTTTACTATTTTCTGCGTTCCCTACATTGGTATCACCAAATAATTCAACATCATCGTTTGCATTTGGTTGAATTTTAAGAAGACCGCTTGAATTACGTAAAATTGGTGTATTGACTCTATACGGAACATCAAGAGTACCAGACTCTGACAATCGCATTCTTTCATCGCCATCGTAACCGCCTGTACGAAAGGCGATATCTTGATTACTGGTAATTCTGAGTTCGCCTGATTGAACACCAATAGAATAAGTATCATCATAAAGATTGATCTTTTGTCCAACTATTGAAGAAAATTGAAGAGGGCCGGCACCTGTTAAATCGCTAATTTCACCGCTGAAATGACTTAAGTCAGATATCTGTGATTCTGTTATAGAAATACCACTGGATTTATCCCAGGCGGAAAAAATAGGATCAGTCTCAGTTAATAGATATGCTTGGAGGTCGGATATTTGGCTTTCAGTGATTACTATCCCGGTTGACTTGTCCCATGCGTTAAATATTGGATCTGTTTCAGAAGTCAGATAACCGGCTGCTGCATGATCACCCCAACCGTAAGCCTCATTCCAATTAGTTGAATTTCCTGCTATTGCTGTTATAATTCCATTTAAACTAATATCGGCTGTCATTCCATCAACAAATATTCTTCCTGAAGTGTCTGGGAAGGTATAAGTTCTTGTTGTGTCTGCTGAAATTTCTGATAACTCAAATTTTGCTATCTTGCTATTATCGATATCGTCTCGAAAAAACGCTTCAGCGTCTGTTACTTCATACGAGACATTAGATAATCTTGTCCATGCTACGCCGTCAGAATAATATAATCCTTTTCTTTTACTCCAATTATACCCTGTTGATGCAAGAACTATATATATTTTAGATGGATGCTGAGTAGCATCAGGTAATGCAGCAAAATTTGCTGCTTCATTATAAGATATATGTGAAGCCCCAATAGTTTCCCATTTTTCTGAGTTCTCTTCCCACGTACCCGTTTGTACACCGGTTACATTACAAATATATATTTTTCTATCTTGTATCAGGTAGTCTCCTTCGACATATATATCTCCGTCAGTATAAGGTTTTGTTTGTAATATATTATCCTCTCTAACAAAAATAGTATCTACTGCAATCCATACCGTTGAATTAGTAACATCAGTTTTAAAAGAGAAATCTTCATCGCTAGTAAATCTTACAAAATAGGTAATATTTGCATCATATTCCACATATCCATTATAAGGCGCCTGAACTTCACTATTGACCGGAAATTGATTAGCCGGATACGTTTGATCTAAAACAAGTGAACCAGTATCATCAATACCTTTCCAGACTTGAATTCTTACTGGTTTTGTTGCTGCTGTTGTATGTGTTTTGTAATATATATTTTTTGACATTATATGAGTAGGAAAATGAAGAGTAAATTCAAATAACTTACCCGTAAAACTTCCTGAATCATCTGGTTGATATAACATTCTTGGAGTGAATGCATACGCATCAACTATCTGTGTATCTTCTTGAGAAATTTGTCCATCAAACTCACTGTGAGCATGAAAGTGAAGATGCCCATCAACAGATTCAGCAGCTAAATGATGTCCAACTCCGGCAATCCCTACATTTTCGCCGAGCCACACAGTGCCAGCTCCAGTCTTTAAAGAACTAGGTTGCCATATACCATCTATGCGTTCCTCTAATCTTGTAATATCTCCATCACGAATAAATCTTATACCACCATCAGTAAATTCATTCCCGTAGATATAAATAATGCCATCACTGATACCGCTGAGCAATAATCCTATTGTTTTTAATTCTCCACCCAAGGTAATCCTCCGTTTATGATAATTCTCCTAATTCGTCAACTTCGTCATAATCAATCAAATCAATTTTATCGGCAGTTCCAACAAAATATAAATATTCAGGGAACGTTGTAAAAGCATAAGCTCCTTCACCTTCTAAAAGGGTGCCATTCATAATATCAACCATGTCGGCCAATGCAGACGGTAAAGATTTACTCCCTAATACTTGAATACTGACTCCTGCACCATGTATCAATAAACTTCCTTGGGCACCTGTGTTGCCTTGGAAATTTGTTCGCTTAACTTTGTATAGTTTATTTACCTCCATTGGTATTGTTTTAAAAAAAGGGAGTTAGTATTACTGACTCCCTTTTTAATTTATCTTACAATTATTATTTATTGAATTATAACACGTTTATCGACTCGACCCCAAAGTTTTAAGAAGCTTCTTTGAGCCGTAGCTGTGGCAACAGTACTGATACGCCAATAAGGATGCGTAGTGTTCACGGGGTCAAATTCTCCATAATCAGGATTACCACCAGTGTGTGCTATCGTGTCAACAGGCACATAGTCTTCACCATTCATTGATTTCATTAAATATGAAGAATAAGCAGATGTTCCGGATACTGTATCTGATTCAACAGCTATAGTCATAACACCATACACATCATCACCTAACTCTAAATCATAGTTTAGAGTTTGCGAGGCCACTAAAGTATCATATTGTCTACCTAGTGCAAAGAATTTACCGGTATCACGTAATTTTGTTTGAGCCGAAATGTTTAAGGCTAAAATTAGTCCTAATATTAAAAATGAATTTTTCATTGGTTTTTTTTTAATTAATATACTTTTAAGCAAGTTTACTATTATTCTTCAAGCTTTTTCTTAATCCAAGCAGCATCATTTTTCTTGGCATTAGCCACATTGACTTTGAACTTATCAAAGTATTTTGCTTGGAGATCTTCAATAAGATACTCTTTGTCAGTTTTAGGTTCATCAGCAACATCACCTTCAGCTTTTTCCATATAGGCTTTAGCATCAAATTTAGGATCAGATAGAGCACTTAAGAATCCTAAGTCGTTTTTGTACTCATCAGGAACATCCTCTTTGTACTTAGCTTTATACGCTTCCCTTGCGGTATTGGCATGTTCAAGCAATTGTTGTTCAACATCAACTGGAACATGATGAATCTCAGCAGGACCATTCTTTTTTATGTTGATGCCTGTTATGGCACTAGCAAATATCCTGTATTCTTCTTCAAGTACCTCTGGAGACTTTTCTGAATCAAATTCAAGGCCAGCGGCTTCAAATAGATTCTTTAGTGCAATCTTTTTAGCATCCAATGGTGTGATGTTAAAAGGTTCTTTTTTAAGTTTACCTTCATCGTCACCTTTCAATACGAAAGTTTTACCATAGGCAGGACTACGTAGTAATCCATCATAAACCTTTTCATCATTAGTGCTTAATTCAGCATTAATTTTACGGGCATTTTTGTTGCGTTGTTTTTCGCTTACCTTATGCTCTGTAGTAAACGTTACATTACGCTTCTCTGTTTTACCATCTTCGCTTTTTAGATATATGTTAGTAAAATATCTAAAAGGCTTAGTTTTTTTTAAAATAAAAGTTTCTCTTTTCATGTCTTGTTTATATTAGTTAATATTAGATATGTCAAAGAGATGCTGGTTACCCGGCACCTCCAAAGACATGACCTAATCGATTAAGCCGCAACTTCCATTATAAAGTGAGTATCTGTATTTCTCAGAACAAGACCACATGTTTCAACCATATCGATTGATTGTGCATCTGCCTCTCGTAGTTCCCAAAGATTTACTTTAGTTTCTCTAAACGGTTGGAATACAAATTTGTCAACGAACTGCATATCCAATAAGAATCCTTTATCACGGTAATCTGATTGATCCATTAAAGGAGCATACATTACATTGATAGTGCCAAAGAAACTATATAGTACTGTAAATGACAATCCATAAACAGTATCGTAATCTTTCTTAACGAAACGTGTAGAATCACTCATTACACCTTTATTAAGCGAACTAATTAGTTCTGAACCTGCAAATAAGTAACGAGTATCCGAACCGTTATTACCAACACGCATTTGTTTCGTGTAATCAACTATATCCGTTTCAGTAATAGTAGTATTTCCTCCACCAGTACCGTATGTAATAGTTTGATCGATGTATTGACTTAAACCACCAGTTGTAATAATATCTTCAGTTCCACCAGCAGGTTTAGTTGCAGTAAACTTAGAACGTACACCAAACATAAATGCAAATTCCTGTCCGTAACGGAAATCTTGAAGCGCAAGATTAGTTATCAAAGAGAATGAATAGTTAGTAAACAACTGAGTCATCATCAACCAATTTGAATATACTACAGATGTAATAAACTTCTGAGCATAGTTAAAATCGCTTACAGGAGACTGCATTACTGCATCATTTTTAACATCAAGTTCTGATTTAGCAGTACCCATTCTTGTTAATTGATCATCAGCAGCAATGGCTGGAATGTTCTCCGCTCCGTCATTGGCTACAGAAATAATGCTAACAGTATCGGTGCCAGTGGCTACTAGATTAACAAATACCACAAGTTCTTCGCCTGTTCCGTATGTCTTACCTTGAACCTTCATTAAACAACCACGTGTCCACATGTTAATGTTATTCACTGTAAATGTACCTGAAGTTGCGCCACCTGCAAACAAAGTAGCTGCAGTATCCTGAAATGGTATAACAGCAATTTCACCCCAATTCAATTTATAATTCGAAATATTATCATTAGTAAATTGCTTGTAATTTTTCATTCTCTCTGCGTCTATCGCATACTTTTGGTTAAAGCGAGATTTACCATCGGGTGTTTCAATTAAATAATCTGGCAATTTTCCACCATTCTTACCTGCATAAGCAGCTGCTTCAGTTTTAGCTAATCCACGTATACCATCCAACGTTTTCTGTGTTAGAAATGTACTAATAGGAAAGTTAGCCGGAGATACAAGAACAAGGATCTCTAACCATGCAGGAGCAATAAACTCAGTTGAGTTGTCTTCAAATGTAGCTAAGTCATTAATATCTTGGAAGACATCTGAGGCATCTGCCGTACTATCCCCAGGGGGAATACCATCAATATTTACTCCAAATGGAGATAAACTATTACTAACCGCTTTTGGTGTAACGGCAAAAAGAGCGAATAACGCTATAAATAAGATTTTTATAATCTGTTTCATGATATAAGTTTTTAAATTATTAATTACTTTCTTTTACGCTTACCTACCTCTGTTACATCAATGCCTACTTTATCATAGACACCCATAGATGTTAAACCAGGACCAGTAGGAGTAGGCGTTGTTTTTGGTTTTTGTTGTGTTTTCATGTTGGAAGCATCAACAGAAGCTTTATCCGGGAGAACTTCTTTAGCATCATTAGACGGGATTTGACCGATTACATCTGCCATATCCTTATCATAATTCCGCATTTTGTCCACCTTTTCAAACTCTTCAACTGTGATTTTACCATCAGCCAGAATCTTAAACAAATCAAGAACAACTTGAAATAAATCATTTTTTTCAGTTTCGTCATAACCCATTTTTGCAGCATATTCTTCTCCTGCTTTCTTGGATTCTTCAAAGCTTGCTTCATACTCAACTTCTTCTTCTTCTGATTGTTTCTTGGCTGTAAGATTAGAGGATAATTCATTTTGAGTACCTTCATAGTCCTCACCTTCGGCAAGTGCTTGAATCCTCTCTAGTGGAATATTCCTTGCAATAGCAACTTCAAGAGATGGCGTTTTACCATCTTCTTCCTGATCTTTCATATCATCCATTATTGCACTATACAAAGGATCTTCATACCTTCCTTTAACAAAGTTTAATAAATCTATGATACTCTTTAAGGAATTACGCATATCCTCTGGAATCGCTGCAATTTCTCCTTTGCCACCAACTTCTTTATCCATGATGTTCAATATCATCAATGCCTCATCAACTATCTCCTCTACGTCTACAGGTTCAGTTTTCTGCTCAACAGACTTATCCTTTATGGGTGCTGTTTCGGTTTTCTGAGTAGTGGTCTTTTCTTCAACTGCGGATTCTTTTTTTTTCTCTGCCATGATTCACGTACATTTATATACAAAATAAAAGAATATATCTATATTTTTACATCATTTTTTTTGTTAACTAACGGTATTTAACCTTTAAATGCTATTATATGTAATTTAATACCTTTAACATCAAAGTATCTTTGGTAATTAAAATGTCATTGTTATGAAATTAATCAATTACTTCTTTCGCGTAATAATAAATACTTTCTTTTTATCTGCTACACCTAATCTGTTTGGATCTAAAAGAAGAAGAGAGGAAAAATTGGGTTATGGAGAAAGCCTTACAAAGCAAGCATCTGAGACGCAAAAAGAAATCGATCTACTAAAAGTTCAAAATCCATTTGAATCTGCTGCCGCTAAATCGGCAATGGCTGAATCTACTAGAAGGGCAAGACAAACACAACAACGCTTTGCTAATGTAATGGGTGGAGATACCAACCCTGAAGCTTTGGTTGCCGCACAACAAGCTACTCAAGAAGCAGTAGCAGGAACAGCCGGTGATATAGCTGTAGGAGCAGAAGCACAGAAAAAGGCTGAAATAGCTCAATTAAGAGGTATTAAAGCACAAAAACAAGGTCAATCTATACAAGCAAGGCTAGCTTCAACTGATGAATGGGGCGCTGGTTGGAGAGATTTATTTTCTGGAATAGGTGGATTAACACCTATGGTTAGTGGAAGTATGCAGGGTGGTTCTGCAGCAGTTGCTCAATAATTAATTAAAATGTAATATTATGCCAATACCATTATTAGCTGCAGCAGCAGCAAAAGCAGCAGCAGCTACAGCGGCAAAAGCGGTAGCTGTTAAGGCAGCGGCAGCCACAGCAGCGAAAGCAGGAACAGCGGTAGCCGCAGGAGCAGCAAAAGCAGGTGCGGCCACGGCTGCAAAAGTAGCAGGAGCAGGGGTAAAAGGTAAACTAAGCATAGGTATGCTTCAAGATCCAAAAGTAAACGTGTACCCTGGTTCAAAAATTAAAGCTTTCGCCAAGAAAGCAGGTAAGTATTTAGAGAGTGCAGGAGGGAAGGTTAAAGAAATTAAATGGAGTGAGCCAACTAAAGCAGATATTTCAACAACTAATAATCAGTCTAACAATACTAATGATACCTATTCTAAACAGATAGATAAATTAGAATCTCTACGAAAATAAGTGTAATTAAAATAGTTTAGCTATGCCAGATGATAAAAAAGATGTGGTTAAAAAAAAACCATTAAACAAAAAAAAAGCTATTAGAGAAATGAGGGAAAC